CCGCGTGTTCATCACCCACGAATGTTGCAGTACCTGACACAGCCGATTGGTCAAAAGACTCACTAGCCGTTCCAGCCAATGTTCTTAAAGAACCAATGATTTCTTGGTCGATCTCAGCAGTAATTTCTTGGGCTAATGCCGCCATAATTTCTGCTTCTACATCGATACCTTGTTGTGCTTGTGCATCTTGAGCCGCTTCAAAAGTCCATCTAGCTGATAGTTTTCTTGATTTAGCTTCAACAGGTTGTTTCAAGATTTGGATTGATAATCTTTTACCAGCAGTACCTTCTAAAGATGCTGTTGAAGCCGCTTTAGGAGTTGTGTTGTTGGTGTTACCAGAGTATGCTTTCGCAATCTTGAATGGAGATAATGCTTCTTCACCAGCTGTCGCGTTTGACGCCACTGTATCAGCATATCTTATTCTTAATGTGTGGATCTGTCCTACTGGACCAGACATTGGTTGTACACCAACAATCTCGTTCGCAATAACAGTCGGCATTACCCGTCTAATTACTGGAAGGATCACACGGTTTAATGTTGCAACGTTACCGGCAGATGTCGCACCTGCAGTAGCTTGTTCAGACAAATGTCTTTTTGTGTTTTCTAACACAACGTCCATTGTCTTTTTCTTGTTGCCTACTAAACCTTCAGTTAATGCGGCTTTTGTTTCGCCCCATTTTGATTCAAATAATTCACTCATTATTCGTTTCCCCTTTAGTTGTTTATATACCCGCTAATTTACGGATACTGTTTATATCTGCATCTCCTCTAGTCTGTCTGACATCCGCTTTGTCGCCTGAAGACTCAGAAATAATTTTCTTAGCCTGTGCAACTGGTTTGTCATCCATAACTGCAGGAAGATACTTGTCATAAGCAGATTTTAGTTTCACTGTTTGAACTGATTCTAACAGTTGTGACATAACTTCTGCCTTCTCATTGCTCAATGGTTTGAGCATCTCAGCCATCGTTTCCTTACGTTCCATCAAATCTTTGGTTCTAGCAATTTCTTGTTCCTTAGATTCAATCACCGCTTTTTTCTCTTCGATGGATTTCTCAGCATCTTTAAGTTTCAAAGTAGCTTCGTCAACAACTTTCATGAGTTTAGACGTTTCCGACTTCTCATTCAAGTATGAAGCTTGGTACTCTGAAGCAAATGCTTCGAATATTTTCTTACCAAAGTTAATTTCTCTTGCATTACCAATATCTTCTTTTAATTGATCAATTTCTTGACCTAATTTTTTGGTAACTGCACCTTCTACAACTTTAGCAGATCTCTTAATGAAAGTTTCTTTTAGTTTTGCCAATTGTACTTTAGCTTCTTTCACTAGTTTGACTTTTGTTTCTACAACACCTTTTTTGTCTTCAGCAAATTCTTTAATTTCTGTAGCAAGAGCTTTTACTACAAACTCTTCTAATTTTTTAAAGTTTTCGTGAACACCTTTTCTGTCAGTGTGTAATTCAGACAATTCTCCGTTAAGTTTGCTTAATACAAACTCTTCTAATTTGCCTGCGTGTTTGCCTACGTTTTCTTTGTAAGCAATTTTTTCTTGTGCAAGTGCTTTTCTGTCCTCTACAAATTTGCTGATTTCTTCTGATAACTTGGTAGTCATCATTGTATCAATAGCTTCGACCATGTTTCCTTTATCATGTTCGTACCTTTTAGCAAACTCTTCTCTGAGTTCAGCAGTCACTTGATCTCTGTTTTCCTTAACTTGCGAGTTCCATGCTTCTTCGATTGAAACTTTTGTTTCTTCTCCAATAACACCTGACTCAACTAGTTTTGATATTGCGTCGATCATTATTTTAGTCCTTTTATTACGTTGGTTATTGCATCTTTAAGATACCTTTGAGCTTTTTTGTCATTTCTAACTTCAGCCGCCATGCCCAATGCCTTATTTCCGCCTCTTGAGTTCATCAAGTGTTCGTAAATTGGTGTTGGGTAAGCCCCTGGTGCCGAAGGTTGGGCCACAACATCTACAGTGATGATCTCAAAGTCTGATACTTGTCCGCCGCCGTATTCAGAAATGTTTCCACTTCCTCTAGAGCTAACTCCAAGTTTCACACCTGATTCCAACATTGTTCTGACAAGTTGACCCATTGGTGTTGGCAAAATTTTCATTTTGCCGTATCCATTTGGACCGTCCATCCACATCTCGGTAATCATGTGTGACACTCGGTCCAAATTAATTTTTAAATCATCGGGGTGATCTACTTCTCCAAGAACTGAATAACCAGAACTGATCTGATCATTTAAAGTTTTTACTGCTGTTTGTATTTCGTTAACAGGATAAACTCTTTGATTAGCGTTCTTGATTCCACCTTGAATACAGATTCCCTTCATGTACAAATCCTTGCCGTCTTTGCCTTCGTGCAAGACCTCTACTCTGGCCTGATCATAGGTTAAATGTTCTCTTAGATATAGTGATGACATCCGATTCTCCTAATGGTTAAATCAATATTGGTAGCTTACTTGCCGCCTAAAATTGATTTTGCTGATTTTTCTGATCCGTCCGCTGTATTAGGCTTCATCTCTTTTTTGAAAGATGTTGCTTTGTCTTTACCCGGTGCGTTTTCAAATTCTCCCATTTTCTCTGCTGTTGGTGCCGCTCTGCCTTTTTCGTCAGCGCCGCCTTTAGCTATGTTAGATCCTCTAGTAGTTTTCATTTCTGCACCACCTTTAGTTCCAACTGGAGAAGCTACTTTATCAGAATGATCGGCGTTGTCTGCAGTTTTAGAAATCTTGTATTCTTTTACTGCTTCTTTTTTCATTTCGCCTTTCTTATCTTTATGCATTGCTTCCATTGAGAGATCAGCGTTAGCATCAGCAATTGGCTGTTCCATAGACTCTTCTTTGTCCATTTCTTCGCCTTCTTCATCGCCTTTGCCGCCCATCATTTTTTCGAATTCTGCTTTTAGTTCGTCTAAAGCATCTTCTAAATCAGCCACTCTTTCTTCGGTGCCTTCTTCTTCGCCGTTTTCGCCGTTATCTGCGTCCATGTCTTTTTCCATGTCCATAGCGCCGTGTTCAGCTTCACCTGTTTCGTCTGCGGCGATATCTTTGACTAATTCGTCAGTTGCATCTCCACCTACTTCTTCGATTGACTCTTCTTCTTTAGTTTCTGCTTCGTCAGTTTTTTCGTCTTCGATTTCTACTACTTCGTCAACTTTTTCTTCTGACTTAGACTCTTCAGTAGTTTCGTCTACTGCTTCATCTTTAGACTCTTCTTTAGTCTCTTCTTTAACTGCTTCGTCTTTTGACGCTTCAGTTTCTTCTACTTTAGCTTCATCTTTCGCTTCTGTAGTTGTTTCGTCTGCTAATCCTTCGTAGATGTCTCTAGACTTCTCTACTACGATTTCATGAAATAAAGCTTCTGCTTTTTCAGTCTCTTCGTTTATTAGCAATTCTAATAATTGTTCAAATTTATTTGACATTGCACGTGCTCCTTTGTGTTATTTGCAAGGTTTGTTTCTTATAAGTGAAGTATTTACGTCAAACGGCGTATTTCGGCTTCAAATTGGGCCAAAAAAGACTATTTTTGGTTATTTTCAATATGTACATTATATATTTCGTAAAAATCTTCAATATGTACGTGTTTAAAGTTTTTAAAGAATTCAAGGTCGTGTGGTTTGAAAGCATTTTTGGGAACTACTCTTTTAAATTTGATATGAGGATAATCTTGGATAACTCTTTTGGTTTGATTCATCCAGTTGCCGTAATAGGTTGCTTCATCAACAGAACGTTTATAGTTTCGTGTGTCTTTGAATAAGTTGTTAAATGCGAATCTGTGATTCTTATGATCCCTTGGATGCCCTTGATAGTCAAAGCCCAATATGTAAATTACTTTATATAAGTTTTGATCTGCGGCCATCTTTAAAGCAGTGGGGCCTGAGCTCCAACCCAATGAGGGTTTGAACCATTTCATATGGTCCATTATGGTTGGCTTCTTGCTATATTGATGATTGAAGTTGCTCCACACTTGATGTTTTTTAGGATAATCAGTTTCACCAATTTCAAATATCATTTTTGGATCAACAGCAACTAAAAAGTCTGGACTTTCAGTCCGGTACACGCCATTACAAGCGAAAACTTTTCCGCTCTTTTGCAAATGAGATATTTTTATCCCCTTACGTGATTCACCGTTGCCTAACACAAAAGCTGTATCGCTCATTATAATGTTAAATTATCGTCTGTGGCTGGTTGTCCATACATCTTCTGGACAAAAATTGCTTCTTCTTTTTGTTCTGCTTCGTGCTGTTCTGAAGCTAATCTCATTTTGTTAATATCTTTGAGAGTAAGTCTTGTTTTTCTAGTATCTTCTTTATCTAATACAGAAATGTCGTCTTCAGCATTGTAGTTCTTTTGCTGTTCAAATCCTTGTTCACCTGCTGTAAAAAATTCTTTTAATATCATCGTTGTATTTATTTTATGTTCTGCCTCCACCGCCGCCTGTAGTTGTACCCGGAACTGGTGGTTGACCTGGTGTTGCGCCTGGAGTTTGTGCTGGTGGTTCAGCAACATCTGGTGCCTGTGGATCTTCAAAATTATCTAGATCACTAGCTATACCCGACTGTGTTACGCCGCCTGTTCTTAATTGGGAAGTTTTAGTAGGTGTTTTTTGATCAACTGCATTTTCTTCTGCCCATGCACCTGCGTTCTCTGTCATTTCTTCTTCAGTCAAACCAAGATATCTTTTTAAAGCAAATCTTTTGCTCATATAAGGCAGTTCTGCTACTTGTACAAATGTACCAACTCTTTGTTGATCCATCTCTGTTTGTCTATATTGTGCAAAATTCTGTGGTGGATTCATTTTTATTTCAAACAAGGCATTGTCCATTGAATAACCTTTGTTTTTTATCCATAACTTAAATTCTTCATCAAACACTGGACTTATATTTCTTTGTAGTCTTTCACAGTATTTGTTAAATCTTAATTCTTGTATGTACGCAGTTCCAACTCTTCCATCATTGTATTGTTGTGCACCATCGTCTGCTCCAGTTGGCAAATAAGAACTTGGAATTCTTAAACCTCTAAAAAGTTTGTTAGTAAAGAATCTCAAATCATCAATCTCTCCCAAGTTAGTACCACCCGGAAGTGTGTCTACTTTAGAGCCTCTTCCTTCTGCAGTTTGTGGAAAGAAGTAATCTTCATTGATACTCATTGGATTGTAAGTGGCGTCAACATAGTTCATACCACCTGATGTGCTTGGAATTCTTCTTTGATTAATTTCATTTTTAACTCGTTCAACAAATTGCATTGCCAAGTGTGTAGGCATATTACCTACGTCAATGTAGAACACTCTTCTTTCAGGTGCTCTTTGTACTCTGTAAATAATAATTGCATCTTCAAGCAATTCTTTTTGTTTGTAAACTTTGAACACTTGTTCTAACACTGATTGTCCAAACGGAAATAAATTATCTAAACCATCACTCATTGACATATGAACCACGTGTTCAGCATTAATACTGTATTGATTCATTGCTCTGTAGAATCTACCGCCTGCGCCTGCACTGCCCATATTAGCGTTTGTCATTGTAGTGCCTTGTCCTGCACCTGCATAATTTTGATTGTACGTGCCACCCGTTGTTCCACCGCCACCATACGTTTGATTTGGTGTAATTTGCGTTGCACTCAATCTTTGTAAATTAGGATTAATATCTCTTACAACATATTGTTCTGGCAATTTGCCTTCTGATTCGTTTACAATGATTCTATCTACTTTGGCAGGATCAATATAAAGTAATCTGTTTGTTTCGGGATCTCTAACAAAGAAACAGTCACCGTATTTTAATGTGTTTCTAAAAATTCTAAAAACTCTTTTTTGAAACTTGTTAGACTTTGTCCATTGTTGTAATGCTTTTTTTAATAGTTTTATTTCTGAATCTGTAACGTCACCTTTGAACACAATGTCAAACGGTGTTTCGTTTTCTTTATTACTCTGTGTACAAAATTCTGCAAGAATATCTAGTGCCGCATTTACTTCAGAATCAGAATCCATTTGGTCGTATTGAAAGTACCTTTGTATTCTGTTAGGGTGTCCTGTGTAAACATCAGGCAAATAAGATGAATAATTTCTTTTTGCAAATTGTGGATTTCTATCTCCTGCTATGGGAGACATATTTGCGTCTTTAAAATATTTTTTCCAAGTCATTGTTTATATTATACAAGAGAACCGTTCAAATTTGCAAGTTTTCTTGTGCTGTTTTCCGTATTTTTTTCTGTTTTAGCACTAATGCTAACAAGTGTATTTAAATGTTTTTCCATCTTACTTGATATATCTGCAAACTGTTTAAACGTAACATTTTGTTTTCCAAATATTTCTTCCATTCTGCCCATATCTGCTCCTTGATTGGTTACTGATGCATTTACTCCGGTTGGTGATTTAGTAATAAGCATGGGTTCTACATTGCCAGATTGAGTTGGTAGGAATAATTCTGGTCCTCTTTCACCAACTAGTGCTGGTTGTCCTGCGGCCAATGAACCACCATACTGTCTTTTTGACAGTCCTGCACCAATCATTCCACCTACAAAATTACCTGCTGTGGCTCCAAGTGCAATACCTAGTGGTCCACCAAAGGCACCAAGTGCACCGCCAATGCCTGCTCCAATTAATCCGCCAATTCCTTGTTTGTCGTTCTTGTCTGAGTCGTCCATAAGCATTGATGCTGATGAACCAATGGCAAGTATGGCACCAATCGGTGCTATTACTCTACCTAAAACTCCTAGGGCTCCGCCTATTCTTCCTAATGGGCCTGCTAGTACACCTTTAGTTCCTATGGCTGTACCTGCCGCCACTATGCCAACTTCTGATGCAAAATTGGCTGTGTATTTTAATAGTTGGGCACCTGCTACTGCTGTGGCCATTGTTGCAGGAGCGTTGGTTGTAAAATCTTCTAATGCTCCGCCAACTTTTGTTAATGTTTTATCAGTTGCACCTAATGTTGATGCTATACTTGGACCTACAACTTGTAAAAAGTTTGTTTGTAATCCTTCAATTTGACTTTTAAAAACTCTAAAGCCTTCTTGTGTAATACCAATTTGACCTGTTAAAGCATCTGTGGCTCTGCTTTGGTCTTGAATAATTTTATTTAAATCACCAAATCTGTCTCTGACATCGATTAATGCATTACCCACTTCACCTACGTTGCCTGCCGCTCTTAATACAGCAGGATCAAAATTGTTTAAGAATGTGTTACCACCCTGTTCTAAAGATTTGGCAAATTGTGCTGTTGATATATTTCCTTCACGTAAAGCCAGTATGTTGTCCATTAAGCCGTCAGTGGTTCCTACTAATGTTTGTTCAAATTGTCCAAGCGGGAATCCTGTGGCTAAAATATTTTTAACTGCACTGCCTAAAGCAGGATTTATATTATGTAACCCTGCTGTAAAAATTTGTAATTGATCTGCTCTAGTTTTTTCTAAGCCTTGTAAGAAAGTTGAAAACACTGCATCTGATTTTTGTGCTCGTACAGCCTCGTTTAGTTGTTCTCTTTGTATTCCTGTGATTTTAGCTACTTGGTCTAACTCTGCTGTGTAGTTTCTTAATGCTTCAGTTGTTGCCGCTTGATTTTTAAATTCTTCTCTGCCTTGTGTTCTTTGTTGTTCTAAGAACGTTGAGAAAAAATCTAAATAATTTTCAGTTGTAATACCTAGTCCAGCAAATTGCGGTATTAATTCATCTCTCACATTTGCGGCCAATCTTCCTACTTCGATGGCTCCTGACGTAGCCGAACCAAATAATCCTGCCAACACCTGATTGTTGCCAGCAATAAAATCTGTAAATTCTAATAACGGTAGCCTAGAGTCTCTGGCCGCTAATCTTAAGCCAACTAAACTTTGATTAAAGTCAGCACCAATTGATGCTAGGGCTCTAAAGTTGTTAATATTAAAGTCTAAACTTTTACCAAGCTCATCAACCGCGGCACCAAGGACTGGAAAGTTTTTTAGAGCACCGGTATAGAAACCAATCTGTTCTGCACCTTTTTGACCAGCATCTCCTAATTTAAAAAGTGTGCCACCAACATCTCCAATTGTGGTACCAACTTTTTTAAATGCTTTGTCTGTTGCTACTACTTGCTTTTCTAATTTTTCTAATTCTTGGACTAAATCTTTGTTTTCTTTAGAAAGTTGGTTAGTATTGCCTTTTAACTTTACCAATGCTTTTGTTAGATCTGCATTAGATTCACCACGTCCTACACGTGTTTTAAGCTCTTTGATTAAAGCACTGAGTTCTTTACTGTTTCTACCCAGTATCTTATTCAGCTCTTCTAGTAGTTGTTGTTCATCCATTTTTTAGGCCATTTTCTGCGTATATAAATATAGACACGTTCTCATATCTATGTTATATTTATAGAACGTAAATTATGGTAGAAAACACTAACCCACTAAACAAGTATTACAGGCAACCTGCAATATACATTACTTTGCCCTCCAAAGGCAAATACTATACTGCTGTATCCTATCAAACCACAGAAACAGGTGAAATACCTGTTATGCCGATGACTGCAAAAGACGAGATGGCATTTAAAACACCAGATGCTATGATCAACGGTCAAGCTACTGTGGATGTGATTAAGAGTTGTTGTCCTAATATACTAGATCCATGGCAATTAGCCAACTATGATTTGGATACTGTTTTGTTAGGGATTAGAATTGCTACTTACGGAGAAACCATGGACATAAACGCGACGGTGCCTGTGGTCAACGAGCAGATGGGTCATACTGTTAACCTACCTGCTCTACTTGATAGTATAAGAAATTTTGAATTAAAAGAGTCATTTAAAACAGACGCTGGATTTGAAGTGTTTGTAAAACCTTTAACCTACAAAGAAGTTACTGATGCACAGGTTAAAACTTTTGAACAACAAAAAATGGTTGCCGCAGTTGGACAATCACAAATGACAGATGAACAAAAGAGTCAAAAATTTGCAGAAGCACACAAGGTGTTGACTGAATTAAATTTTGAAATATTGTCAACAAGTTTTGCAAAAATTATCACTCCAGAAGGACAGGTGGTAGACGATCAAAATCAAATTAAAGAATTTTTAGAAAATGCAGATTCAAAAACTGTAAATTCTTTTCAAGACAAAATGCTTGTATTAAGGAACCAAGCACAGGTAAAACCGATCAAACTTAAAGCTACTGATGAACAGATTAAAAAAGGAGCGCCGGTGACATTTGAAACACCGTTGACGTTTGATAACTCAAATTTTTTCGTATAAGACTTTTGGCACTCTCGGATTCTGAAATAATCAAATTTTTAAAAGATTTAGAATCAGACATAAAAAATCTCAAACATGAATTACTTAAAATATGTTGGTATATGCGAGGCGGAGTAACTTACCAAGAATCTCTCAATATGAGCCTAGATGAACGCAAAATAGTTGCTAACATAGTCAAGGACAACTTGGAAACTACCAAAAAATCAGGTAGAGATTTCTTTTAAATGTGCTATAATCATTAACATATACTTTAATGAACTCAAAATTTTAGGATAATTACACTCACTTATGTCAAACAAAGATCTCGCACGAGAATTTAAAAAGACTATTCAAGAACTTACAGACGACAAAGAAGAATTGCAAAAAAAGATAAGTGCAAAAGAGTCTCGAATAAAACAGATATTGATACAGTTAGAAAATGCAACTGATGATGTGTCTCATTGTGGTAAAAAAATACGTCAACAAGAAGATGAAATAAAAAGCCTAACATTGGAATTAGATGAATTTCAAAGGAAAGAAAAAGCAAACAATGAAACAGTCAAAGAGCCAGAACCTGAAATCAAAGAAGAAGAATAAACCCACACAGTTTATAAAAAATTGGTTACGTAAATTTGTAGAAGTGCCACACCCTGCATTTGCGGATATGCCACCATGTCCTTATGCTAGACAGGCTCGAATGCAAGACAAAATAAAGTTTATGGAAATCAACACAGCTTTTCCTGAAGTAAACATTTATTTAGAAATAAGCAAATTTGATTTTGACAACAATGATGTGTTGGTAATGATACTGCCTGCAGATGATTTAACGGTCAAACAAACTCAAAGCACAGCAATCACATTAAACAAGCAATTTCGTAAAAGCGATATTGTGGTACTAGAAGATCATCCTCAAATAAAAGAACAAGTACAGTCAGTTAAACTTAACAACGGGCAATACATTTTGTTTTTGGCTCAAAGACTTTCAAAATTAAACAAGGCCAGTAGTGCTTTGAAACGAACTGGATACTACAAAAATTGGACTAAACAGTATTTTGACCACGTGGTAACTTCGAGAGATCCTCAATCTTCTTAATCCGGCTGTCACGTTGACACAACCTCACATATTTTTCTTTGTCTTTGCTCCACTCCGTGCCTGTCCACCATTGGAATCCTCTGTACTGACTTTTGTATGCACTGCTTTTTTCATAACCACTGCCCAGATACAAATCTGATACTCCACGTCTCTTGCACCAGCTGGCTTCCATGTCCACAGTGACTTGACTGATGGGCACTGTGTTGGCATGAAGCACACTCTCTACTGCTACACACTGATCTGGATTTAATCTTTTTAGTTCTTTTCTGTTGTTGAAGTTCAGCAGTTCTTCTTGGAACCAATAGCGTTTAATTTTGGAAAAGCCAACCATGTTGGTGACGTTGCCCACGTAGTACAATAAAAAACTGTCTCGGTCTGATATGTGTCCAAACGGATCATAGAGATCTCTGAATCCGGTACGTTTGATATAGCTGTTGTACACACGTCTCAGGCCAGTCATCTCAATGTTGTCTGTGTCTGGAACAATTTCCATCATCTGTATAGTACGGCCACGCCATTGCGCCGTACGTTTGGACGGTCTGTACTGTGATAGATTGATACGTGTACTACGGCTTTGATAAAAACATTCCTGCAGTCTGCCTTCAAAATGCACAGGATTATCCAGTGCCAACCAGCCAGTGTCCAGCATTTCTGCTTCTTCGAAACTTTCGGGAATTGCAAAAGGTTTACACACAACAAGGTCCTGTCTTTCCTGTTTGCCAAAACTGTGATCAAAAAGTAATTGCATTGCTTAATAGTTATTGAGTTGAAGAGATGTGCATGAGCACATCTGAAACTTCGCTGTGCTCGTTTCCTTTGTTGCGTCTCCTGTGGTAGATGAGCAGTCACAATTCGGCTATTTCTAGCCGAACCGACTTGAGCTCTGTGGTGAGTTCACAGTCACTATACATCGCTACTTGCGTCGGGCGGTTGTGCTGTACCCGTTTGCTCATTCATTACAACGCGAGCCTACCAAATCCTTGTATAATAGTTTTTGGTAAACCTGAGGTTTGTCTTTTTCTAAGAGCCTCATCATTTTTGCATTTGCATCTACAGATTCACCTATCCTCTTATCGAGTGCAATTCTGTGCTCACTACATTGATGCTATTTTTGCCTATTGAGAAATTTGTTTGCCTGGTGGTTGGATGCTGTTGCCCAACACTAGTATATAACATGGAATACTTTTGGGGTCAATCTTTTTGACTTTAAATACCACTATGACATGGTTTTACCAAAACAATCCAATAGCTGAATTACCTGCGGACTGTGTGGGTTTTGTGTACGAAATAACCTGCCTAGAGAACCAACGCAAATACATAGGCAAGAAATTAGCCAAATTCAAAACCACGCGATATAAAATGCACACGCAAAAAAACGGAAAAAAAATACGCAAAAGAATTCGCGGCGCTGTAGACAGCGGTTGGAAACAATACTACGGTAGCAGTGACGCATTGCAAAAGGACATTGATTTATATGGTGCTGACAAATTTAAAAGAGAAATATTGTTCTATTGCCACAGCAAAGCAGAACTATCTTACGTAGAAGCCAGAGAACAGTTTGCACGAAAAGTGTTAGAATCTGATCACTACTACAACGGACACATAAGAGTGAGAGTCCATGGCAAAGGAATCCTAAAAGAAAAAGCCCCCAACCGTTAAGCTGAAGGCTTTTGTGAATTGCAATTCAATAATTATTACGCGGCTTTTTGTGCGTTTTTAGTTTCTTGAATTTCTTTTCTTCTTGATTTAATTAACTTAGATAATTCAGCAAGTGCTTTTCTGGCTCTTGTTGCAGATGCCTTTACGCCTTTTTCCACAAACTTAGAATTTTCTTCTGAGTATGTTTGAATTGCTGTCATTATTGATTCATGTGTTTGTGACATATTTTTTCCTTTTGTTGTCGTACGATAATTAATTAACGTATGATCAATGATAGCATTAAATTTCTGGTTCAGTCAATAGAAAAATCGCTGGTAATACAAAAACATGGATGTTATTACCAAAGTTTTCAAGATATTCTACCAGAAAACCTTCTAGAAAGATTAAAAAAGTTAGAACCTACTAATTGTTTGGTAAAAAAATTAGAAGGACAAGAAACTTTTAATCGAGTGAGAGTCGACTATCAAGAAGACATATCTAAAGCATTAAATTTAATTTTTAAGTCATCAAAAATTAAAAATGTATTTGAAGAAAAATATAAAATGGAATTAGTACCACAAACCACTGACATTTGGTTTGACAGTAAAGGATATAACTTAACGCCGCATACAGATGATTCACGCTTGGCTTTGTCAATGCAGATTTATATAAACACTGACAGTAGCATTCCTGGAACGGCCTTGTTCAAATCAAAGAATAGCACTGAATCTTTTTGTCAATTTAAATATGTAGAAAACAATGGCTATTCACTACTCAACAACAAAACCGGATATCACGGCACTGCATTTGAAATGAAGTCTTCAAATGTTAGGAAAAGTGTTTATGTAAGATATGGAAAACGCACCTAGTAAAATTTTACACCTATTAACAGACAAAAAAACCAGAGCATTGAAAGATGATTTTTTTGCTAAGAAACAAATAGTGCCCGGCAGACAACAATTTATTGAGCAGGCTGACAAATGGTTTCTAGATACAAAAATCAACAAATTACAAGGTATAGAAAAATTTAAAAACAAAGACATTATAATTGGATGTACACAATTCATTGAGAATCTCTGTTTAAAATACAAATGGAATATTCAAGTATTGCCTGAAGATTATGCATACTATTCTGTTATGGGTAAACAACCCACACAGGTTGGCAGTTTAGAACCAAACGTGCCTTTGATTACATCAGTGCCTAATTGGAAGTACGGACATAGACCACAATGGAATGAAATATTAGAAGAATGTAAAAATAAAAATATTGATATTCATTTAGATTGTGCTTGGTTACCTGTTGCTAGAGATATTGAATTAAATTTTGATCATCCTAATATCAAAAGCATAGGAATGAGTATTTCAAAAATAATTGGAAGTTGGAATAGGATAGGATTAAGATATTCAAAACAAAAATCTGTTGATTCTATTGCATTGTATAATGCAAAAGGAAAATATAACGATGCTTTGATATCAGCCGGCAGTTACATAATGCAAAATTTAGATAGAGATTATGTTTGGAATACCTATAAAAAACAATATGAAGAAGTTTGTAAAGAATATAACTTAGAAGAAACAAACTTTATTAATGTTGGAAAACAAGATGGCGTGCCTGTTGGTATAGCACATTTGGTTACTAAATTATAATCTCAACGTCATTGGCATAGTTTGTAAAGCCATTTTCTTTAATAACTTTTAAAACAGAATTGACTCTGCTTACCAATTCGTCTTTGTGAGATATTAGGAATATATTTTTGTTTTGTGTTCTTGCCATGTCTTTTAACACTGCCATAGAACTTTCTACGCCAGATGCATCCATACCAGCATCTATTAATTCATCAATGAACAACAAGTTTATTTGTTGATATAGTCCTTCCCAAACATCTCGGAATGCCCAACTTAGACTTAAAATTAATCTATTTCTTTCACCTCTACTTAAATTGTCAAAATCTAATTCTCTACCCAACTCTTCAATTTGCACAGTAAGATCTGGTTGGAACACAACAGTGTGTGGCAGTTTTACTTTGCTCAAATAATTTGCTAATCTTTGATTCAAGTATGTTAAGTTTTGCTCTATAATTTTTGTTCTCAAGAAACTATCTTTTGCAGTCAAAAGTTTATACAAGAATTCCTGGTGTCTGTATAAATCTTCTAGCTCATTAGCTTTAACATAGTCTACTTTTTGTACTGCACTCTTTGTTAGTTCGTCAATTTGTTCTGCATAAGGATCTTCTTTGGTTTGTGTTTGTTCCAGCTGTCTTTTTAAATCAGCAAGAGATCCTTTGTGATTGTAAGCCTCGTCTAAAGTGTCATAGTAAGTATCTGGTATATTGCCTAAATCACCAATGCTATCAATGTTCTGTTGTATTTTTACAAGATCACTTTTTAGTTTATTGCTGTACTCTCTACTTTCATTTAACATTGTTTTTAGTTTGTCTTGTAGATGTTCGTGTTTGTCGTCATGCAGTTCTTGTTCACACGTAGGACATTTGGCCTGCTCTGCATATTCTAAGTCTTTTACTGTTTTATCAACTGTTGATTCTGCTTTAGTCAATGAGTCTTCGTGATATGCTTTTTCTTTTTCTAAACTTGCAAGTGCTTTTACGTCTTCGTTGTGTTTTTGTAATTTTTTATGTGAATTAAGTTCTTTGTTTATGTCTACTTTTTGCAATTCTTCTATGGCTTCTTTAAAGCTGAGAACGTCTTTGTTTTTTTGTGTTTGCCAAGCACTACTTCTTAATTTTATTGTTTTTATAGATTCTTCAATTTTTTCATTACTTTGTTTTAAGCTGTCTAGTCTATATTTCTCACTCATTAATTCATCTTTAGTGCCACGCATCTGATCTTTTAAAAGATTTGCCTTTTCACTTAATATGGTTATTCCTAATAGCTGTTCAATAATTTCTCTCTGTTCAGCTTGTTTGGTTGCTAAAAATGGTTGTGTATATGTGTTCAATGCAATTATGTTTTTAAACATTGCATGGCTCATGCCAATCAACTTGTTTATTTCGGCCTGTGTTTCTCTGTTTTCTCCCTGTGCTTCGTTGCTCTCTTGCTCAACGTCATTGATAAAGAATCTTAATTTAGCAGGTTTTCTTCCTCTTTCAATTGTGTAAGTGATATTGTTTTTTTCAAACGTAATACCAACAACCATATCTTTGTTGTTAGTTTTGTTTACAAGATTATCTTTTCTAATTTGTGTTAGTGCATCGCCAAAAAACGCATAACTGATGGCATTTATTATTGTAGTTTTGCCTGTACCATTTCTTGCACCAGCATCATCACCACCCAAGTCCATGTTTTCTCCTAAAACTAAAACAAGATTTTTGCCTTCAAAATTTATTGCCTGTGCTTGATTGCCCACAGACAAGAAGTTTTTAACTGTAAGTGTTTTAACTGTTAACATCTAAATTGCTATAAATTGCCATTAATATTTTTTTGTCGTATGTTTGAGAATCTACGCTTTCTAATTGTTTTACAACAATTTGATCTACTGAATCAAACTTTTCGATAGTGGCTGTTGTTTGTTGTGCTTGATCAACCTGTTCAGGAATAAGTTGTAGTTCTCGTAGTTTGTATTTGTCTATAAATGTTTCTCTAATAAAATTAGCTTCTTCGTATGAAATCTTAATGTCTAACGTTACTCTCACATACATTTTTTCTTTTAAAAGACCTTCTGGGTCAGCTAACAGTTGACTTATTTTGTAATTTCTATATCTAGGCATATTAGGATAATTGATATATTTTGGTGTACCGCCGTGTTCTAATATCATCATGCCTCGTTCGTCATCACCAGCATCTGCATAGTTGTGTGGAAAAGCGTTGCCCATATACACAATATTGTTTCTTACTTGTCTTTTGTGAAAGTGTCCTGTAAACACATATTGTTGATTTACAAAATGTTCTGCTTTTATGCCACCTACATCTGGCATATCTACCATAGCGTTCATCTTAAAGTACGGCAATTCAAAGTGTCCAAAAATATACTTTTGTTTTAGTTGGGGAATACGTTTCCATTCATCTTGCACAACCCATGGAATAATTGCAACATCTTCTTCTTCAATCCACTCATTTACTATTTTTATGTTTGGAATATTTCTTATAAACTCCATACTGTTTATTTCTCTTTTGTCTCTGTAAAATAAATCGTGATTACCCATAATGACGTAAACTTTTTCAAATGCGGCGGATAGTCTTTCCATATTGGAAACTGTGTAGTTCATTGTAGATACGTTTGTAGATGATCTATGGTGGTGCCAGTCGCCTAAGAATATACAAGTTTCGCAACCTTGAGCTTTAGCTTGTTCTATGAACCAATGAACAAAAGCTTCGCAATCGTCATTGTGTACTCTTGAATTGCCTTTCATTCCAAAGTGAATGTCAGTAAAACAAGCAACCTTTTTAAACATTGCCATTATTTTTTATGTTCCTCTTGTATTTTTCTTTGTATCTCTTGAAGCTTTTCTGTTGGTGTGTCTTTGTATTTTAAAATAGAATAATCCATTTTTCCAGTTTTTTTATAGTGTTTGTTGAATAGCGCCATTGATGTCTTTGTTGCTACTTTTACTGTAGACTGTGATTCTTTTATTTGTTTATTTTGTCTTGCAATCTGTTCGCTCATCTGCCTAGTCATACTTGGCATCATGTTATTTTGTTCCATAATATCATCTCTAATATTTTGATTTTTCTTTTCAATGTTTAATATTCTAGTAAATGAATTTGTTATAGCCGCTGTGTAATAAGCAAACGGATTTTCAGATTTTGATTCATCAAACTGTAAACCTATTTGACTTAACTGCATTAGTGCTTGTGATTGCATTTCGTCATTGTAGGTATAACCTCTCCAGTTTGAACGTGTTCCATATCTTTCACAAAGTTTCATATACATCTTGGCTAGTTTTTCTGTAATTGTTCCATGTTTATTATCAAAGTATCCGTTACTCAAACCACCAACCCAATGTGACTTGCCTACAAGTTTAACTTTTGCTTTTTTATCTAAACGATAATGTTGGAATGGAGGAAAGTTACATTTTGTATGATGATCAGCAACAGTTTTAGGATTGTTTTTTCGTGTGCTATCTTTGGGTATATGATCAAAGGACATTACACGAAAAACTAAATCTGTTTTTTCGATCTTCCTAGGAGACACTTCAAAGTCTGCCATTTTTAACTTGTTTCTTTTTCCAGCTTCAGCTTTGGCTTTTTCCCATGCTATTTGTGTCATTCTTTTGGCACGTGCTTTTCTGGCTTTTGCAACAGTGGCCGCATTTATTTTTTTTACGTCAGGCACTATGACGTCATAGTGTGCGTCTTCAGGATCAACATAAGAACAATAGGTATTTTTGCTCTTGTGTATTTCAGCCATCAAATCACGGTTGTTTAAATAATTTACTCTTTTCATAATTCTCTTTCTATGTTAATTAAGATGACCACAAACAGGTCTGTTGAAATGTACTCTAAACTGTGCCGTATGGGGAATTAAATGCGCCTATTATTGTGCCTATAAATATTGTTTATTATACTATATTTTTTATGAGTACACAACCTTTTGAAAACAATAACCAGAACACTTTAGGCAAGTCTATAGGGCGAGCCGCCTCTAACGTTTTTAACAGAACATTGGGCAGACTTTTTGGTGCAGGTTTAAAAAGAGGAGGTGAGGGTCTAATAGGGGATCAAAGAGCAACAGCACGTTGGAATACTCGTAGCGGCAACACAGACTGGCGTGTAAAACTTACTTTACCAACTAACAGTAATTTAAGAGAAATGTTTTTTGCAGATAATAACAAAACAACAACCGGTGTAAATTACAAGTTATTAAATGCTTTGACAGGAGCAGGCGGAGTAATTTTTCCAATTACACCATCAGTCATTATACAGCACCAAGCCAATTATTCACAACTAGCAACAACTCATGCAAACTATCCTTACTATGCATATCAAAATTCTGAACCAGCAAACATGACCATTGTGGGAGAATTTCCTGTACAGAACCAAACAGATGCGGCATACTGGGTAGGTACAATTCATTTCTTAAGAGCAGTAACAAAAATGTTTTTTGGTGGAGCAGATGCAACAAGAGGAAATCCACCACCAATTTTAAAATTAAATGGATACGGAAATCATGTTTTTAAAAATGTACCTGTAATTGTAACAAACTTTACTTGTGAATTAAGATCTGATGTAGATTACATTGCAACATCACAAGGACCACAAATACGTAATCCTTCAAATCAACAAACACCCGATGATGGTTTTATAACTGCACAATCAACAAGTGCCATTCCGGAAACATGGGCACCTAGCCTTTCAACAATAACAGTGCAACTACAACCAGTCTATTCAAGAGACACTGTAAAAAACTTTTCAATGAGAGATTTTGTTAATGGCAATCTAAGTAATTTTGGTTCTAAAGGAAACCAAGAAGGAGTAGGGTTCATTTAATGGCTCAGTATTCAAACACATCACCTTATTTTAACACAGAAGAAAATGCAATCAGTCTTGACTTTTTAGTGCCGAGAGCAATTACAGCCGATCAAGATGATACAACATATACAATTGATCAAATATATGCTTACAGGCCTGACCTATTGGCATACGATTTATACGGCTCACCGAGACTTTGGTGGGTGTTTGCACAAAGAAACCCCAATCAAATAGAAGATCCAATATACGATTTTGCCCCGGGAGTCACAATTCAAATTCCAAAATTAAGTAATTTGAAAACAGACTTAGGAATTTAAAATGGCATACCAACCAGGCGATACAGGCACAGTGAAAGAAGCGTTCACTGAAAAAACAATAAGCCAAGAATTAAAAACTGACGTAGATAGATTTGTTGATGCAAACAGACTGCATAAATTTGCAACCTACAACTATGTTCTTACGCTTTCAGGTTTAAGTAGAACACAACTTGATAATCCAAAAAGCATTTTAAAAGATCCTGCACACGATATTATCGCTAGAACAGGAGGTATAGGCGATGCTGAAGAATTTGCCAATTCAAACATACAATTTGGCACAGGGTATGGTAAAAAGTTTGAAGCTGAAGGATCAGATGATTTTGCTAGAACTCTAAAAATAAAAAGAGAAGTAGGAGCCACAGCAGAACAATACAATAAAACTCTTAAAAAAAACAGAGACATTTATTTTGAAAGAGTAGAAATTGACAGCTATCCAAGGCCTAACGCAGATAGAAAATTAATGAATTATACCAAGATAGAAATGACAATGAGTGAACCCAACGGCATTACTTTTTGGGAAAAAATAAGAGCGGCCGCATTCAACGGAGGTTACCTTGACCACACAGATGCACCTTTCTTACTTACAATAGAATTTAAAGGATACGACTCTAAAGGAGATCCTGTGCTTGACGCTGTGCAAAAAAGATTTTTGCCTATAAGATTGACTCAATCTAGTTTACAAATGAATGCAGGCGGTACTACTTACACATTAACAGCACAACCATGGACAGAATTTGCAATGGTTAACACTTTTTTATACACTAGAGGGCAAGGAAAAATGTCAGGACGAGGCAACGATCTAAGAAGTTATCTAAATGATTTTCAAAATACTTTAAACACAATCATGAAAAGTGAAGTTAAGAGAGGTGTTAGAGAATATGAAGACGTATACAAAATTACTGCAGATCCAGATATAGGTGACACAGGTTCAACAAGTATTCAAGCTGGAACTGGAGACTATTCAAACAAATTTAAATCAACTGGATTTTTTGGAAACAAAGATCTACATTCTATGACTTTTAGAAAAGGTACATCGATTGCTAAAATATTGGAAGATTTTGTAAAACAATTTCCGCAATACAGTGAGATTGATAAAATTTGTGATATTTATTGGAATCAAGTTCAAGCATCTACGGCATACGACGAAGCAGATGGATCAGCTCCAACGCCATGGGTGCCTTGGTTTAAAATTATTACAACAGTAAAAGTTGAAAAAGAGTTTGATAGAACTTTAAAATCACACAAAAGAACAATTCACTATCATGTCCAGCCGTATAAAATTCATGTTGGAAACTTTGCGAGAGCAGGCATGGGCGGATATGACACTTGGAATCAATATGTAAAAAAAAAGTACAATTACATTTACACAGGAGAAAATCTTGACATATTGGATTTAAATGTAGAATACAATGCAAGTTATTATCAATCAAAATTAATTGATGGAGGATCAGCACAAGGAAATAATGATCTAAGTCCAAGTTTATTTAAAAAAGTAATACAATATTTTGGCAAAAGAACCTATCCAGAGCCTGGACTGCCACTGAAACAAAATGTTACAACATCCAAAGGAGAAGATCCTGAACAAGTTGGCTTAGAAGTTGGATTACAGGCACAACAGTTTTACGATTATCTTACTAATCCAAAAGGAGACATGGTTAATGTAGACATGAAAATTATGGGAGACCCTGCATTTTTAGGGCAAGATTTTGCACTACCAATGACTGATCCTGGATTTGGAGGCAGTTATGATAAAAAAATTCAAGTAGGTGGAGTAAAAGGTTTTGAATTTGATACAGAAAAAGGTTGTTTTAATTTTGACAATGCAGAACCAGTTGTATCATTAGATTTTAAATTTCCAACAGACTTTGATGAAGGCACAGGACTTTATGAGTTCACCAAAGGTGATACCCCACAGTTTACAGGAATATATAGAGTTAACAGAGTAGTAAGCGTTATGGAAACTGGACAATTTACGCAAAATTTAGAAATGACAAGATTCAATAATCAAAAAGGAAGTTCAAAAGCAGTAAAACAAGAATTAAAAGAACTTAAAACAGCTAGTCAATTACCACCACCAATAGAGGACAACGTCGCATAATGTTAAACGTAAGTGGACACCAAAGCACAAAGAAATTAACAGGAGAGTCATCTTATACAACATTAGACTCTGGTCCATATGTGGCTGTTGTCAAAGACAATGTTGATCCAACACGTATGGGAAGATTGAAGGTTGTTATTCCAGCATTAGCAGGAACCAGCAGTATCAGTGAAAGCGAATTAATCAGCGTTGAATATGCTCCGCCTTTCTATGGGGCAAAAAGCCCTGAAGCAACAAATAGCTCCTCCACAGCAAGTTATAAAGATTCACAGCACTCTTATGGTATGTGGATGGTACCACCTGATATAGATTCTCGTGTGCTAGTAATTTTTGCAGAAGGCAAAATTAGTTTAGGTTATTGGATAGCCTGTGTACAACAACCGTTTATTAACAACATGACGCCAGGTATTGCAAGTGCAGATACTAGTGCTGAAGACACTAACGACTTTGGCCAAACTAATCAAGAGTTGTATGGAGCAGATAAGTTACCCGCAGGAGAAGTTAATAGACAATTTTATGCAAATGCTTCATTAAAAGGATTTGACAAACTTAAAAAACCTATACACCCTTTTGCCAAAACATTGAGAGATCAAGGGTTGGTACAAGATAATGTGCGTGGAACAACAACCTCTTCTAGCAGAAGAGAAACGCCAAGTAATGTGTTTGGCATCAGTACTCCGGGTCCTATAGACAAAAGAGTTGCTAAAAAAGACAAACTTGGACCTAATGATCGATTACAAAACAAAAATACAACAAGAAAAACAGGACATACTTTTGTAATGGATGATGGCGATGAAAACGGAGATAATCATCTAGTACGATTAAGAACAAGTTCTGGTCATCAATTGGTAATGCACGACTCAGCAGGGGTTATGTATTTGGCCAATTCCGAAGGAACAGTCTGGATGGAATTTTCTAACAACGGACTTGTAGATGTTTATGCACAGACAGGATACAATTTAAGATCAGGAGCAGATATTAATTTCCATGCAGAAGGAAATATTAATATGTACGCAAACAAAAATATAAAAATTAAAGCAAACGAATCAACCGGCGGAGTGAGTCTTGATGGATCAAGAATAAATGCTTTGGCTTCAGACGATGTTAGAATAGAAGGCAGAAACGTTTATACAAAAGCATCTTCACAGATAATAGCAGACGCTGGTTTAAGAAATATTCAACAAGGTATGGGTAGAGTAGACCTAATAGGAGGTCAAGTACACTTTAATAGTTTTGGCACAATAGGAAACCTAGTGCCAACTTTAACAAGAACAAGTTTTTTAGATCCAGATGGATCAGGCACAGGTACAGCTTTAACATCTTATCCTGATGTATCATTGAGATCCGTAGGATCAATATATGAAGTAGACAGAGGATTGCCGGGTATGTCAGGTATGAGAGTACCAACACACGAACCGTTTTGGGGACATCAGGATCGTAATCCAGCTTTTGGATCTGTTGGCGGAACAACCAATAGTCCAGGCACAGTAGGATTTGTAGAAAGTGCAAATAGAAATAGTGATCTTGCTTCCATTAAATGGGCTCAATACAGATCAGACTTACTTACAGACTTTGCAAAAAATCCAACCAAAACTTTTGAAAATGCATTAAGTAATTTTAACAACTCATATAGTGCAAATTATAGTGTAGATGTAAATTATTTGACAAGTGGTGTGTTAGGATATACTGCACTACCAGAAGCAGTATCAGAAACATATCAACAACTTACTTCAGCTGTCAACACAGGTGGTGCAAATTTAAAAAACGTATTGATCAACGAATCAGGTGTGTTGTACACCGAAGGAACAAACAAAATTGTAAATATTCCAAACACAAATAAAGTTACAGGAACATTAAATAAAGTTTCATCTACAGTAAACACAATTGGCACATTATTATCTGATGGAACAGGAACAAATATTGGCGGAACGATACAAGGAATAACAGGACCAGCAAACACACTAAACAATTTGACTAAAGTTACAAGTACATATAAAAATGTAGTTGGAGGAAAAGTTACCTCAGTAGTACAGACAGCAGAGGCGGTAAGTACAGTTGCACGAGCTGTTAGCACTGTTGGTAAAGTTGCTAGAAGCATAGGAAAAGTATTTGGATTTTAAAAATGGCAGAAAATAAAACATATCTACAAGGACAATCAATATTCAAAGGATTTAGTTCTAGAGCTGATAACAACAACTACAAACTGTATGATTTTGCTTTGATTAAGCAGGATTTAATAAACAGATTAAGTGTGAGAAAAGGTGAAAGAGTAGAAAATCCAGAATTTGGTACAATAATATATGATGTATTGTTTGAACCATTGACAGATGATGTAAAACAAGCTGTTGCAGATGATATTACTGCAAATTTAAACGCAGATCCACGCCTACAAACAGAAGAAATCATAGTAAGCGAGTTTGAGCACGGTATTGCTGTGCAGGCCACTATACGTTTTGTGCCCTACAATGTTGTAGAAAAGCTCACTTTTAGTTTTGATGAAGATAGCACTCTCCGTCTATCTTAATATACGCACTTTATATAATCAATAAATATTCATACAAACAGTATGGCCACAACAGATAGACAGAACAGATTACTAGTTGCTGAGGATTGGCGTAAAATTTACACCTCTTTCCAACAAGCAGATTTTAAATCATACGATTTTGAAACCATTCGTAGAACAATGGTAGCATATCTAAGAGAGAACTATCCTGATGATTTCAACGACTATATTGAATCATCTGAATACGTTGCCTTACTAGATTTGATTGCATACATATCACAATCACTTTCATTTAGAGTAGATTTAAATGCCAGAGAAAATTTTTTAGAAACAGCAGAAAGAAGAAATTCGGTTTTAAGATTAGCAAGATTAATTAATTATAATGCCAAAAGAAATTTAGCGGCAACCGGATTATTAAAATATTCCTCAGTGTCAACAACTGAAAACATATCTGACTCAGCTGGAACAAATTTAGGCAACGTTACAGTTGTTTGGAATGATCCTACTAACTCAAATTACAGAGAACAGTTTATTAATATTTTAAACGCTGTGAATGTTTCAGGTCAAAGATTTGGCAAACCACAAGAGTCAGGCACTATTGGCGGAATTAAAACTGAAATTTACACAACAAATTCTAACAACACAGATCTACCAGTTTTTAGTTTTAGAAGATCTGTTAGTGGAGTTGATAGAGCATTTGAAATAGTGCCAAGCACAATTGAAGCATCAGAATCCATTTATGAAAAAACTCCAATACCAGGTGGTGGATTTACATACGTATACAGAACAGATGGCGCAGGTGATTCATCTAACAATACAGGATTTTTTAGTTTGTTCAAACAAGGAGCTTTACAAAATGTAGAATTCAACATTGATACACCAACTACAAATTTTATTCAACCATTAAATGTAAACAACATAAACAATACAGATGTTTGGCTTTATGGTTTAGATGATTTTGGCCAAGTGCAAAATTTATGGGACAAAGTTGCAACCACAGTTGGAAACAATGCAATTTATAATTCTTTAGCAAAAGATCAAAGAAACATCTACAACGTTATTACAAAAAACAATGATGCGGTTGATCTTGTGTTTGGAGATGGCAATTTTTCAAATCTTCCTTCAGGTAGATTTAAAACATATTACAGAGTTTCAGACAACGCAACATTCTCAGTACAACCTACAGATATTAGCAACATTACTTTTAGCTTAGGCTACACAGATAAAAATGGTGGCGGACAAACACTTACAGTTACAGCATCATTACAACAATCAATTTACAACGCATCTGCAACAGAAAGTTCAGATTCAATAAAAGAAAAAGCGCCACAAGTTTATTATTCTCAAAACAGAATGATTACAGCAGAAGATTACAATGTTGTGCCTTTATCAGCATCTCAAGACATTGTTAAAGCAAAAGCAACAAATAGAACAGCTTCAGGTATATCAAGAGCTAAAGAAATTATTGATCCTACAGGAGCATATTCAAATGTAAACACTTTTGCAGATGACGGAATTCTTTACAGAGAAGATACTATGCCAAGTTTTACTTTTACTTTTGCAAATCAAAATGAAATATTAAACACAATTAATAATAATGTTGAAGGAAAATTAAAACAAGCATCATCAAGACAATTTTTTTACAAAAATTATGGTACAAAACCTTTAAGCACTTTAAGTGCAAGTTGGGTATCAACTACTACAGGCACTAATACTAATACAGGTTACTTTAATGCAGGCGGTCCTTTGTCTGTTGGAGAATATGCAACCTCAAATTTAAAGTATGCTACTGTAGGCGCATTAATAAAATTTACTTCGCCAGATACTAGAGAATTTTTAAATGGCAAATTAGTCACTGCAAACTCCACTGATGCAGAAGATAGATCATGGGCAAAAGTTAGTGCAGTCACAGGTGACGGAGCAAACTCTGGTGTAGGAAATTTAGAATCAGGAATAGGACCAATTACACTTAATAATGTAATACCTGCCAATGCAGTATTGAACGCAATTTTTCCTGTATTTGCTACAACCTTTACAGCAACTCTAAAAACTGATTTGATAGATAGAATTAATTCTTACGAAACTTTTGGTTTAAGATACAACGTAGATTTAGGCGAATGGGTTGTAATTTCCTCAGCAAATTTAAGTACAGATACAACTTTTTCATTGAGTAATGCTGGAAGTACTGCGTCTACTAATTCAGATGCAAGTTGGTTCTTTAAGTTTACAAATGACGGAAACACATACACGGTAGCATACAGATCATTAGCTTATATTTTTGAATCAGAAAGTCAAAACAAATTTCATTTTGATAAAACAGAAAAAATTTACGATTATACCACAGGAAAATCAGTTAAAGACACAGTAACAATTTTAAAAAACAACACAATAGTTTCAACAGGATTAGGTGTTGGTTATCAATTACCATGGCAAGTTGTAGACACTGTTGAAGAAGCTGACGGATACCAGGACAACAGAAAAGTACAAGTTGGATTCCTCGATGATGACGATGACGGAGTTGTTGACAATCCTGAACTTTTTGATATAATTGTTGAGCCAGATACTAGTGTATCAACAAAATTTGTATTCTTTGAAAAATATACAAGTTACAACAATATACAAAGATTCAAACCGTATGCTTCATCTAATTTTGTAATAGCCGAAAACGAAACAAGTATAACATTACCAGGTGCATACACAGACGGACAACTGTTTTATTTTTATGCTACCGATGAAGATGTTATTAAAAAATATGATTCAACAGCAATATCATTGACTACCACAACAGATTATATTGCAAGAAGAGGTAGATCAAGTATTGATTTCAAATACAAACACAACGCAGGACAAGACACAAGAATTGATCCTAGTGTTAGTAACATTGTTGATTTATATCTATTAGAAAGGAATTATGATTCAAGATTTAGAGGATGGTTAAGAGAAGGCGGAACAAAACCAACAGCTTCTACATCGGATCAATTAAGAATTAGTTATAGCGGATTTTTGAATCCACTAAAAGGATTATCTGATCAAATTGTATATCATGCTGTAAAATACAAAATACTTTTTGGATCTAAAGCAGATGATTCATTCCAAGCAACATTTAAAGTTGTAAAAAATACATCTAGCAACGTTACAAATGCAGTTATAAAAACTAGAACAATCCAAGCTATAAATGAATTTTTTGCTTTGGATAATTTTGACTTTGGAGATACTTTTTATTTTACAGAATTAGCGGCATACGTTCATCAACAACTAGCACCTGATTTGCTAACTGTGGTGATTGTGCCAAATCAAAGCGGTCAGAGTTTTGGGTCATTATTCCAAATTTCTGGAGCAACAGACGAAATTTTTATCAGTGGGGCCACCGTTGATGATGTTTCTATAATTGATGCATTAGGAGCCAACCAATTGGTAGCTTCTGGCACAGTTGTAACATCAACCACAACAGCTACAACAAGCACTAGATCAACATCAGCAGTATCATCAGTGACCTCTACAACATCAGGAACAGGATATAGTTCAGGAAGTTCTTCTTCTGGAAGTTCTTCGTCAAGTTCCGGCAGTAGTGGGTCAGGATACTAGCAATGGCAGACGTACCAGTTAATTCAACATCCAACAGTGCAACTTACAAAGATAAAAACGGAACTGTAATAAGAAGATCAATAGCTCATCTTCCTGCATTTTACAGAACAGATGCTAACGAAAGATTTTTAAACAGCACAATAGATCAATTAATACAACCAGGACAACTTGAAAGATTAGATGGATTTATTGGTAGAGAATACGCATACACTAGAAACACAACAAAAGACAAATATATTACTGCCACTAGTACAGACAGAAAAAATTATCAACTAGAACCTACGGTAACATTTACAGATCAAGATACTTCAAGTGTAAATCCGGAAGATCAAGTAAAGTTCACAGGCACATATGATGATTACATCAACCAAATTAATTTTTATGGCGGCTTTACAGATAACCATGATAGACTAAACAAAGAAAAAGTTTACGCATGGAATCCAGCAATAGACTACGACAAATTAATTAATTACAGAGAATACTATTGGGTACCAGATGGTCCTAATGCAATAGCTATAAGTTCAGTTGGCACAGGGTCAACAACAGAAATTGATGTTGTAAACAATGCCGCTGGAGCATACCAATTTGGAATTAAAGGCAACACAAATAATCCAACAATTGAATTATACAGAGGCAACACTTACAAATTTAAAGTAAATGCTCCAGGTCATCCTTTTTACATAATGACCGAACCATTTAAAACAGGAATTGCTTTAGATGGTTCAACTTCTGTAATTTGGAGCACAGGAGTAACAAACAACGGCACAGATTCAGGTACAGTTGAATTTGTTGTACCAGCAGACGCACCAAATAGTTTATTTTATCAATGCGGTAATCACACTGCCATGCATGGAGTCATAAATGTTAAGACTGTAACATCAACTACAAAAATTGATGTAGTGAATGATATAATTGGTTCAAGAACATACACAACAACTTCAGGAACTGTTTTAAGCAACGGAATGAAAGTAAAGTTTGGCAGTAATGTTTCAGATATTACAAACTATTCAGGTAACGAATTTTATGTTGAAGGAGTTGGTGAGTCAATTACATTGTCAAATATATCAGGATTAATAACACCGGAATCTTACAGTACTGAAACAACAGAATTATATGATACAGTAGCTTACGATCAGAGACCTTATGCTATTGCATTTTACAGACCAGAAACACGAGACTATATTACAATTAAAAGAGATTCACTAGATCAAAATGCATGGTCAAGATATAACAGATGGTTCCATAAATCTGTGCTTGAAACGACTGCAATAGCAAATGGTGGTGTAGCAAACTTATTAGAAGAAGACAGAGCAAAGCGTCCTATAATTGAATTTGATTCTGGACTTGCACTTTACAATCATGGTTTACAAGCAAAAACATCAGTTGCTTTGGTTGACACAGTAACCACTGACGCATTTTCTCAAATTGTAAACACAGGAGGTTACATCGTTGATGGTGTGTCTTTAGCAGAAGGTATGAGAGTGCTTTTTACAGCAGACACAGACAACCTTGTAAAAAATAAAATTTTTAAGGTTAGTTTTCATACAGTAGACGATTCCACAATACTTGCAGGTAAAAAAACAATTATTGCTTTAACTGAAGAAGATGACGCAACACCTGTAGATGGTGAATGTGTATTTGTAGAGTTAGGCACAAACAATCAAGGAAAAACTTATTTTTACAACGGCACAACAAAAATTTGGGCAGTTGGACAAACTAAAACAGGCGTCAATCAGCAACCGTTATTTGATATGTTTGATAATAATCATACTAGTTTTGGAAACACTACAACATATCCAAATACAAGTTTTAGTGGAGCAAAAGTTTTTGAGTATGAAACATCAGACACAGCAGTCACTGATACTGTATTAGGAATTAAAGTAAAATACAAAACTATAAACAATGTTGGAGATATCGTATTTAAATCAGATATTTCTTCCGGAACCTTTACTTACAAAAGTGGAGACGAATTTTTAACTAAAAGTAATGGAGCAGGACATTTACATTATACAACAGGACTTACAACACATAATTCAAAAAGCGGCTGGATTGAAAGATCTGTAGAATCTAAACAAAGAGTTATAAACACAGTTGTTGTTACAGCAGATGAAAAATTATTATTTCCAATAAATGTTTACAAAAATTCTGCTAATTTAAGTGATTTAGAAGTTTCAGTAGAAGTTAATCATATAAGAAAAAATTTAACTACTGATTATACTTTAGCAAGTGGTACGGTTAACAAGTATGTTAAATTTGTAAAAGAATTATCAGTTGGAGATATAATCAAAATTCAAACTTATTCAGCAACTAAAAAAGTTAACGGAAAAGGCTTATATGAAGTACCTGAAAATTTAAGTACAAATCCTCTTAACACTCAATTGGGAGAATTTACTCTTGGTGAAATTTTAAATCACGTAAATGACATTATTGTCAAAAACAATGACGTGGTTGGCACAACACCAGGCTCAAGCAACCTAAGAGATTTGCCAGATGTCAGAACAAAAGGTGGAACTATATTACAGCACTCAGGAGCCCTACCAGCCGGAATATTCAACTTAATTGATCAGAGTGCAAATGCAATCACATCTTTAGATTACGTAAATTTAGAATATCAAAAATTTAAAGATAATTTTTTAGCACAATCTACAGGAAAAACTTTTGAAGGCGACGTTGCAGACTTTGTTGACACAATTATTGATACACTAGGACAAACTAAATCTTCTAGTTTTCCTTTTTACTATGAAGACATGGTTGGTTATGGACCAAATGTTTCTTTAAGAACTTACACTGTATTAGATTCATCTGAAGTAGAATATGCAATAGATTCTCAACACACTATGTCAACACCTAGCAACAGAGCTGTGTATGTTTACTTGAATGACGTACAGTTGTTACTAGGCACAGACTATACTTTTAGTACAACAGATGACAGTATAACCATACTTGCCACTATTGCAGTAAATGATATTATTAAAATTAAAGACTATGCAAGTACTACTGGAAGTTTTGTTCCACCTACGCCAACTAAACTTGGAATGTATCCAAAGTTTAAACCAGAATCAATCACTGATAACACTTATAGAACAAGTCAAACTGTTATTGTAGGACACGACGGGTCAAGAACAATCGCTTATGGAGATTACAGAGACGATCTACTGATAGAATTAGAAAAAAGAATTTACAATAACTGTAAAACTGCATACGATTCATCTTTGTTACCTTTCTCTGATGTAAAACCTTCAGCTTTTACAAAAACAGATTATACTAGACAAGAAGTTGATGCAGTTTTAGGACCAGATTTTTATAGTTGGGCAGGTAAAAACGGTGTTGATTGGCAAAACAATAAAACGTTCAATGCCAGTGATGGCTTTACTTGGAACTACGGATTTTCAAGAAGTCATATTACTAATGATTTCCTACCAGGCTACTGGAGAGGAATATTTTATCACTTGTATGACACAGATAGACCTCATACGCACCCATGGGAAATGCTTGGCTATTCTGAAAAGCCTAGTACTTGGGAAACCGAATACGGACCAGCTCCTTACAGTGCAGGTAACTCTGTGTTGTGGGAAGATCTTGCCGCTGGGTATGATAGGCTTCAAAAGAAAAGTATTACAAGATACATAAGAACTAATTTACTAAATTATCTACCTGTAGATGAAAACGGAACTTTAAGAAGTCCAGCATCTATAGGATTAGTGTCAAACGATTTAACAAGAAATTTAAATAGAAAATGGAATTTTGGCGATCAATCTCCTGGAGAATCAGCTTGGAGAAGATCATCTGCTTATCCTTTTACTGTTTGTAAATTATTAGCGATAACAAGACCTGCAAAATTCTTTGGACTGTTTTTTGATAATTCAAGACTTATTGTTAACACCGGTGGAAACTTAATTGATAAAGACACAGAAATAAGACAAAATTTAAACACTGCAAAATATCATTTAGAAATAGAAACTGATAGCAAAACAGGTGTTGTCACTAGATATATTACTGCAGGCTATCAGCCTTGGGTAGTAAATTACTTAATTGCAAATAACCTTGATCCAGCTACGTTTTACTATGACAAAATGAAAGGGTTAGGAGTGCAACTTGCATACAAACTTGGTGGATTTACAGACAAACAAAACATAAAAGTATTAACAGATTCAACATCTCCGTCAAGCACTGGAGGATCACAGTTTATACCAGACGAAAACATAAAAGTTTTATTTAGAAGTTCAAATCCTGTTGAAAGTTATGATTACTCGGGTGTCTTAATTGAATTAAACACAAACCTTACTCTTGATGGATCAACATTAGAAGGCGGTTATAAAGTTATAGGTTACAATACTTTAAGACCTTTCTTTAAAGTTTTTGAACCAATTGTAAATGGAAATAATACAAAGTCCAAAGTAGGAACTGCTGAAGCTTTAATTTATAACAACTGGGGCATTACAACTAAAACAATAACTTATGGCACGGTGCTGAGAACTGTTCAAGACGTTGTAAACTTTTTAGTTGGATATGGCAAATATTTAGAATCCAGAGGATTTGTATTTGATAAATTTTCAAATGAAATAAAAGAAGTTAATAATTGGGAAACTTCAGCAAAAGAATTTTTATATTGGACAACACAAGGATGGTCGGCTGGTTCGGCAATCACAGTGTCAGCAGGAGCTGACGGATTTAATATTGAAACCAACAATAGTATAATTACCAGATTAAGAAATATGCGTGGCGATTACACAGTAATGGACGCAGGTGGAAGGACTATTGGCACAAAAGATATATCAACTAAAAGGATTGGTACTACTTTTAGTATATCTGCAAAAAATTCAGAAGTTGGAATATTCAATGCGACAATGAATTCTGTACAAAAAGAACATTTAATTATTTTTGATAATAAAACAGTGTTCAACGATGTTATACTTGAAACTACTACAGGTTTTAGGCAAGAAAGATTAAAACTAGTTGGTTGGAAAACTGGCGGATGGAATGGAGACTACTATTCTCCTGGTTTTGTTTTTGACGAAGCTAAAGTAAGTTTATGGTCCGCAAATACTAACTACGAAATTGGTGACACAGTTGAATATGATGCTAAATTTTTTGTAGCAAAAAAGAATCATAATTCTTTATCTGCATTTGACTTTGCACAATGGATCAAAAAAGATTCAAAACCTGCACCAGCATTAATTCCAAACTTTGACTATAAAATTTCACAGTTTAACGATTTTTACAATTTAGAAACAAATAACTTTGATGAATCGCAACAAGCACTAGCACAACATTTAATTGGATACCAAAGCAGAAGTTATCTAGAAAACTTACTTGTTAACGATATTTCTCAGTATAAATTTTATCAAGGATTTATTAGAGACAAAGGAACAAGAACAGCAATAGACAGACTTTTGAAAGCACAATTTAACAATGAAAGTTTAACAATTGAAACGTACCCAGAATGGATGATACGTATTGGTGAGTTTGGAAATGTAGACGGCCTTAAATCTATTCAAATTAAAATGGATGACACAACATTCTCAAAAAATATTCAATCAATTGAGCTACTTGACAACGCAAACTCAACTGTAAGTTATGATAGATCTGCTACTGCAACTGTTGATCAGATGTATAGCAAACCATTAGATTATACAGCTTCAACAACTTTTGATCATTATGATTACACTCAAGCAGGAATTGACAGAAATACACCTGAAGTTTTCAAAACCGCTGGCTTTGTAAGACCAGAAGATGTACAACATACTGCTTTTACAAAAGCTGATTTAACAAACTTAGATGCAAATAACATAAAGTCAAATGATCTTGTGTGGGTAGCGAACACCAGCACATTAGATTCAAATACATCAACATACAATCAATGGGACGTTTTACGTATTACCTCAACTAATTTAAGGGTGAAGTCATTACAGTCATTTAACACTGATACACAATTATTAATCAACACATCAGCTAGTCATACTTTTAAAAAATTGGATTATGTAACTATTTCTAATTCACAATTTACAGAATTAAATGGTGCGTATCAAATAATTGATGTGCCAAATGCAACATCAATTTTAATTTCATATGCCAATGCTTCTAGATTAGGCACAGGCGTTAGTATATTAGCTGACGGATCTACTTTTGGCACATACGGAAATCTTTACAAATTTGTTAGTGTAAGAGTAAGTTCAATGGATTATGCTAATCAATCTCTTTCTTATAAAGATTATCGTGATGCAGATGCAACAAATAAAGCAAACGGTGATAGAATTTTTGCTGATAACACCGCAAGCCTATGGAAAATTTACGAGAAAGTTGAGCCATACACAACCACGGTGTTAAATTCACCTAGTACAACAGACAATCAAGATTTTGGTTGGGCTATTACAGGCAGAAACGATGGAAGAACTTTAGTAGTTTCAGCTCCTGATTTAGGACAAGGCACAATTAACTTTTACTTTAGATCAAGTTCTGCACCAGGCACAGCTTATACATTACAAACCAGTTTGACAATGACAGACGATGAGGATACAAGTTCTAGACTAGGTTACAGTTTATCATCTAGCATCGATGGCAACTTTATAGTTGCAGGTGCACCATTAGCCAACGCAGTAGCCAACGATGGTAGCACAAGATTTACAGATTCAGGACTTGTCAAAGTTTATATTTGGAGTCCATCAACATTTGCATTTACTGAATTGTCTACAATTAGAGCTCCGCATGACGGATCTAGTGTGAGACACAGAGCAAATTTTGGTTGGTCAACAGCAATAGCAGAGCTTACAGAGTCGGCAGACAGAACAACAACTCCTAAGTATTTGTTTGTTGGAGCACCAGGACATGAAAATGACACAGGTATTGTTCATATGTACACTTGGGGAATAGGTTCAGATGGTTCCACATATGACACATGGACGCACAATGTATCAATACAAAGTGCCGCACCTTCAAACAATGATAGATTTGGACACAAAGTTGCAACCAATGATAACGGTGATATCCTAGCAGTATCTTCTATATCTACAAGCACAGCAGGTAAAGTTGAAATTTATATTAGAGGTGGACACACTAATGATGACAGTACAATCAACAGTTGGACACTCGCACAAACTATTGTTGGACTTGCCGCAGATGGATCAACTCTTAATCAAGCATTTGGTGATGCAATAGCAATGGACAAAAGTGGTGACACTTTGATTGTGTCAGCACCTGGCTATGACAAAACAAATCAAGCAGATGCAGGTGCAGTTTATTACTACAAATGGAACGCAGACGGATCTACAAACACATATTCATTACAACAAACATTAGAAGCACCAGATGATCAATACAACATGAAATTTGGTACTACCCTTGCTATAAATCATGCAGGTGACAGAATAGTAATTGGTGCAGAAAAATTAGGAAACAGTAGAGAGATGAGAATTGATACTGGAGCCACAACATTTGATTTACAAGACACAACATTTATGGATTTAAATATTGGATCAGGCGGGGCCTACACAGCAACCAAATATGATTCAAAATTTGTAGTAGATGATTTATTAGTTACAACACACGTGAGTTCAAATGATGATTTTGGCAGAGGTGTTTATATCAATGACAGAGGTGTTTACATAGGTGCACCGGAAGACGATTCATCGTCAGCTGTAGAAAATGACGGAACAGTGACAATATTTGACTTAGATACAGTAGGAAGTTATGCATGGAAAAATTTAGTTACTGAAAGTAATTTAATTGATAATAGAAAAATTAAATCAGCATTTACTTTTAACAAAGCAAGTAATAGAATTATTGATTATTTAGATTACTACGATCCAATCAAAGGAAGAATATTAGGTATTGCAGACAGAGAAATTAATTATAAAACAGAATGGGATCCGGCAGTCTACAATGTTGGTTTGGAAACTGACACAGTAAATTCTACAACAGCATGGGGAGAAGAACACATTGGAGAAGTATGGTGGGATCTTTCAAAAGCAAGATGGAAAACTTATGAACAAGGTGATCAAGAGTACAGAGCTAAAAATTGGGGCCAGTTGTTTCCAGGAGCAACTATAGATGTGTATGAATGGGTTGAAAGTAAACTTACTCCAAGTGAATGGGAAGGACAAGCAGACACCACGGCAGGGTTATCAAGTAACGTTTCAGGAACACCTTTTGTCGCTGAAAACACAACATTTACACTTAAACAAAAATATAGTTCAGCTTTAGATGGCTTTATAAATTATTATTACTTTTGGGTAAAAAATTCAGTATTTTTACCTGACCCAGGACAATCAGTTGTAAGAAGAAAAAATACAACCGCATATGTTTCTAATGTAATTGCAAATCCAATAGCATCAGGAATTAAATTTTACACAGTTTCAGACAAAAACAAAATTATTACTTTTAATGTTAAAGATAGTTTATTCAATGACAATGTTGTTTTAAACATAGATTATAGCAGTAACTTAAACGAAGGTGAATCACACGCAGTTTGGAAAATATTCAGTGAAGGTGATGCTGACGATAGACCAAATGCAACTATAGAAAACAAATGGTGGGACAGTTTAATTGGAGACGATCAATTTGGAAATCATGTTCCAGATTTAGACTTGCCTCTGAATAGAAAATATGGTACAGGACTAAGACCAAGACAAAGTTGGTATGTTGATAGGTATGATGCTCTTAAGCAAATTATTGATTATGCTAATACAGTGATGAAACAATATCAATTGGCAAACACTATTGACAAAACAAACTTAGAGTCAGAAGAAGCACAACCTACTGCGGCATCAGGCGAATGGGACGGATCTGTTGACACTTACGCAGATCTTACATACCTAGATACAAGAGAAATTAGTGGCTTGTCCAAATATTTGGTCAAAGCAGACGAACAAAATTCAAATGGTTACTGGGCAATATATCAATGGAGTGGTACAGAATGGAACAGAACAAAATTACAAACGTATAAAACATCAACTTATTACGATTTAGCAGACTGGTACGGTACCGATCCTGCTATTCATGGAATGCTACACAGTGAAAATACAGTCATAGATGCACAGGTAACTTTTGAATATCAACTTGATACTTTAAATTTAGAAACTGGACAACACGTAAAAGTAACTAAAGCAGATACTGGTGGTTGGAAGTTGTTTATGAAAACGTCAACAGGATATACAAACGTTGGTACTGAAAATGGTACAATACAGTTAAGCACTAAACTTTATGATTATTCTATTGATAATACAGGTTACGCTGGTGATGATACCTTTGATACTAACTTCTTTGACCAAGAACCTACTATTGAAACAAGAAAAGTTTTACAAGCATTAAGAGATGATATCTTTATTGGGGAATTAAAAGTTGAATACAACAATTTATTCTTTATTGGATTAAGAAAAGTATTAGAAGAGCAGTTGTACGTTGACTGGTTATTTAAAACAAGTTTCCTAAATATTAAAAATAATTTCCGTGAACTAGATCAAAGAAAAACTTACACATCTGGTGCAGACACATATGTTGAAGAATATATTAAAGAAGTCAAACCATTCCATACTAAATTAAGAGAGTATAAAGTTGGTTACAATAAAACAGAAACACAAGACGGACTGTTTTCAGACTTTGACAATCCAGCATTTTACGATGAAGATATTAAAGCAATAAGAACTTTAAACAAAGACAGTTCAGCAGATGCAACACGTATTACTGAATATCCACACAAGATATGGAATACAAGTTACAAAAAATCTGTTAAAACTTTAACACTAGTAAATGCAGGAACAGGATACACTACTGCACCAACTGTGACATTTTTAGGTGGTACATCTGATTCCACAGGACCATTTCAAATTTTAGGTAGAAGTAGTTCAGGTGGTAGTTCAGGAACATACGGATATTTTTATCCACTGTTTTTAAACGAACAAAAGTCCAACATCTATGACAAACAAAATGGTGGAGCAGGTGCTTCTCACAGACACACGTTCGAGGAGTATCCTGGGAACGTATATTACATGCCAAATAGTTTCATTGCTAATCATGGTCTGTCAACTAGAAATTTTGCATTTAAGATGTATTACGAATCAACAGCGAACCATGCCACTGCTCAAGCAGTTGTACAAGGTGGAAAAGTTACTAAAATTAATTTATTGACTGCTGGTGCAGGTTACGATACAACACCAACAATAATTTTATCAGGAGGCGCATCAGATGGGTCTAATCCTACCGACACAGCCAAAGTTTACGCAAATCTTGGTAATGATCTTGTGAGAGATTTTGATGTTACGTTAAGGTTTGACAGAATTACAAAAACTTCAACAGTGTATGATTGGAAAGCAAGTACATCATACGTGTATGAGAATTTAATAAGGCACAATAACGAATTGTATAGAGCCACAAGTGATTTCACATCTACAACAACGTTCAATGATAGTATTGGAAATTTATTTAAACTAACCGGTAATGAAAGTTACATCACTGCCGCTGACAGAACTTTAGGTATGTATACACCAGAAGCTGGAATGCCAGGAAATGATTTAACACAATTAATGGAAGGTGTCGATTATGGAGGAGTAATGGTTACAGGTTTATTATTCAAAGAAGATCAAGGTTGGGACAAATCATCTTGGTATGATTTCCCATGGGACACATTTGGAACTACAAAAGTTAAAACTTTTTATGGTGATGGCTCAACTGTGCTTTATACATTTGATACTGCACCAGCTGTTGGCGAAGTATACACAGTGTACTATGCAGGCGTGAGACAGACTGCTCAGGTGTTTTTAGGTGATGGTTCTACAAGAACATTAACACTTTCAACTGCTCCAGGCAATGGAGTCAAAGTTGAATTAATTCCATTTGATGACGATAAAGTTTTAACTCCTACAGATGACAGAGTTTTAGATTCTTTAGTGACAGGTGGATTGTTTTCAACAGCAGTAGGTATTGCTCCAGGTGATATACTTACAGACGGTGATGCTTTTATTACACCTGAAAATAGTTTTGCTCCTGAAGAACAAGTACCAGGTCAAATATTTGACACATTAGATATCACAGTTTATACCACACCTGAATCTGGAGTGCCATTTATTGTAGATAAAACATATAGAGGTAACGGATCAACCACTACATTTGATATTGGACAACAACCTGGCACACAGGCCGCGGTAATGGTAAGTTTAGATGGTGTACATCAAAACAATCTTGCTTCTGATAGCACATTAAATTATACTGTAGACACAGCGGCAAAAACAGTTTCATTTACGTCAGCACCTGTAACAAATTCAATTATAAACATAAAAAGTTTTGCAGTATCAGGAAACAATTACGTACTGTTAAACAGTTTTACTGGCGACGGATCAACAACAGCGTTTGAAACTTCTGCTAGAGACACTTATCAACTAGACAGTGCATCACCGCAAATTTATGTAACAGAAGACGGAGTGCCTACAACAGATTACACAACAACTGAAGCAAACAGAAGAGTAACAATTACTTTTAATTCAGCTCCTGCAAATGGTAAAGCAATACAAATTGCTGGATTCAATCAAGATCCTAGCACTAGAGCGTTTGCTGAAATTAGAAGCGAAAATATAAATTATGATTTATCAACAACAACTTATACATTAGACTTCCCTCCTGGAGCAGTTGGTCCTTTTGCGGCTCTAACATTAGTTGAAGTGAATGGCATATTGTTAAGAGGCCCAGACAATACATATTATTCAGGAGATGGTACAACTTATTCTTATGGTGTTGTATCTGGCCTTACAGATGGTTCTACTGTTGATCCATCAAAAACTATTACTGATGCAAGTCAAATAGAAGTTTACAAAAATGGAATTAAATTAGCTCTTAACACAGACTATACAGTAGACATATCAGCACAAACAGTAGAGTTTACATCACCCCCTACCGATGCAGATGTAGTTGCTGTGTCAACATTAGTTGAAAATCATTACTCAATGGTGGATAATGACCTAACTTTTAATTTGGCACAATTGAGTACAGATAGTATAACCATTACTACTGGAGATGATATTAGAGTTACAACTTTTAACAATGCTCTTGGCATGAAACATAGAAGAGAAATTCTTGAAGGAAGACAAAGCAATCAACTAGCTTTAAGTAATGATGTAATAAATGCAGACTATGTTTTTGTTACATTAAACAATAATAGAGCTTTAGTACAAAATCAGGATTACACATTATCAGGAAAAATTATTACAGTTGGATCACATATAACTTTAACAGCTTCAGACAGAATTGATATAATGTATTTTGCAGTTGAATCTGCAACCAACGCCACAGGATTTAGAATTTTTAAAGATATGTTAAACAGAACTTTTTACAAACGTATTAGTGCAAATGCAACAACAACTTTAGCCAAGTCTTTAGAGCCAGGTGATAAGAAAATTACAGTTGCTAACGCCACAGTGCTTACACAACCTGACATTACAATTGATGATGGATCAACAGTGCAGTTTAGCACACCGGGTGTAATTTTTATAGATAAAGAAAGAATAGAATATTTTGCCAAATCGGGTAACGAATTATCTCAATTAAGAAGAGGTACCCTTGGCACAGGAATTAAGGTGCACGTCTCAGGCGTATCAGTAGTTGACGCAGGTGGACAACAAACCGTACCTTATGCTGATACTGTTTCAACCAAAACCCACGTAGGTGATGGAAGTACAGTACAGTTTACTACTACATACGCTCCGTCTCGTGCAGAAGATTTAGACATATTCATTGGTGGCCAACGATTGTCCTTCCAACACGAGACGGACGACAGTACAATTAACCCAAACTATTCGGTAGATGGAAGTACCGCAAATGTAACATTAACTCTGGCACCTGCTTCTGGAACGCAGGTAAAAATAGTACAAAAACGTGGTAATACATGGTACACAGCTGGAACAAACACAGCCGCTGACGGAAATGGACTACAAAGTTCAACAACTGCACAGGCTAAATTCATAGCAGGAGACCCAACAAATGCGCCAGAATAAATACAATGAGATGCAAGAACAACCAATAGAAAATAAAGACATAGAAGAGAACAAAAAGCCTGACGATAAATCAGGTGTAATGATGCAAGGACACATCAAGATCTGGGATCCAGAAACTGGTGAAGTAATTGTAGATAAAAGAAATGCTATTCATTATGAAAATATGAGTACAGGACTTGCAAATTCATTAGCTAACAAAACAACCGGTTTTGTACACGAAATGGCTTTTGGAAACGGTGGTACTACTGTTGATACAACAGGAGTTATTACATACCTGACACCAAATTCTACAGGTACAAATGCAACTTTATATAATCAAACATATTACAAAGTGGTAGATGACAATTCATCTACAAATAAAGATACAACAAGAAATAAAATGGAAGTGAGACATACTGCAGGCAACAAATATACTGACATAGTTTGTACTTGCACATTAGATTACGGTGAACCTACTGGACAAGCCGCATTTGATAACACAACAAATTTTAATGGTGACTATGTTTTTGACGAATTGGGATTGAAGTCTTGGGAAGGTACAGAAAATGGATCAACGAATAAATTGTTAACCCATGTAATTTTTCACCCGGTACAAAAATCTCTAAACAGATTAATACAGATTGATTACACTTTAAGAATACAAAGTTTAACATCATTTACGGAAACAACATCAACAGGAACAACAACCACAACAACTAGTTAATAATGGCTTATACAGTAAACAAAACAAATAGTTCAGCATCGCCAAGTTCATACACTGTGAATGATTCAGTATTGAATACACAAACTGATTTAAGTTTTATAGGAAAAGGTTATGCAGGTTATGGTGAAGTAGTTGCTGAAAACTTTTTAGCTCTATTAGAAAATTTTGCAAATACATCTGCTCCAAGTAAACCAATTACAGGACAGCTATGGTATGATACTACAAATGCAAAATTAAAAGTTTATGACGGATCATTTAAACCAACATCAGGAGCTGTTTATCAAGCGGCAGAGCCAACTGGACAAGTAGCAGGTGATCTTTGGGTTGATTCAGATACAGGACAACTTTTCTTTTATAATGGAAATGATAATGTTTTAGTTGGACCACCAAGTGGATCAGGAAATACAAACGGTTTTGTTTATAACACAATACAAGATTCAACAGATGCAAATCAAAATGTCACTTACCAATACAATGATGGAAACTTAATTGCAATAATTTCAGAAGATACTTTTACACCAAAAGTTTCAATATCAGGATTTTCAACAATAACAAAAGGTATAACACTATCAACAGCAATATCAGATTTAAGGTTTGCAGGTACCTCAACAAACGCAGAAAAATTAGGCGACATATCAGCAACATCATTTTTAAGATCAGATGCCAATGACACAACAACAGGTACCTTAGGAGTTGTCACTGACTCAGGATTTACTGTTGGTGCTGATAGCGATTTTAAAATTTCAGTTGATTCAAGTGGAGCAATACTTCAAAACGTTGTCACAAACACTGACATTACATTTAAAGTCAACGATGGAGGTGTCACAACAACAGTAATGACCATTGATGGTGCAGAATCAAGAGTTGGCATAGGGACAGCAACGCCAACTGCAAAATTAGAGGTCAACGGTGTAATCAAAGCAACATCAATTGAAACCTCAGTAACTGGTGCATTGGCAGGAAACGTTACAGGTAACTTGTCAAGCTCGGGTGCAAACACTATGGGCACTTTGGTGATGTCAGGAAACATCACATCACAAAATATAATTCCAGCGGCCAATACCACTTATGATTTAGGATCAAGTTCATTAGGTTACAATGTTGTGTATGCCAAAGCAACGTCGGCTCAATACGCTGACTTGGCAGAGATTTATGAATCAGATGATTCGTACGAAATTGGCACAGTGGTTGTTTTTGGAGGAGATAAAGAAATTACAATAAGCAAATTTGCTCAAGACACAAGAGTAGCAGGAGTTGTTAGTGAAAATCCTGCATACTTAATGAATAACACTTCCACAGGACAGCCAATAGCACTTGTGGGAAAAGTTCCAGTAAAAGTGCATGGAATAATTGCAAAAGGAGATCTATTAACAACGTGTGGAGAACACCATGGTTGTGGAAAAAAGGCAATGGATCCAAAAACTGGTACTATAATAGGAAAGGCATTAGAAAACTACAATTCTACAGAGGTTGGCAGGATCTTTGTATCTGTAGGAAAACTATAAATACTGGTATATGGCGTATACAATCAACAAAACAGACGGAACAGCAATAGCTACAATTACAGATGGTACTATTGATACTTCAACAAGTATAACACTTTTTGGAAAAAGTTATTCAGGGTTTGGAGAATTATTAAACGAAGACCTTGTAAAACTATTAGAAAATTCAGCATCAAATTCAGCACCAACGGCTCCACTTAAAGGTGAGCTTTGGTTTGATACATCATCAGGTTCACTTAAGGTTTATGACGGATCAGCTTTTAAACCAACAGGTGGTGCAAAGTCTCAATCAGCAGAACCATCTTCAGCTTCGGCTGGTGATTTATGGCATGATTCAGATGATGATCAAGTATATTTTTACACAGGATCAGCTTGGCAACTATTAGGCCCAGTATTCACATCAGGACAAACTTTATCAGGTTGGAAAATTGAAACTATAAACGATTCAGTTGGAGCCAGTAAAGTTATTTCTTCAATGTACACTGGAAACATACAAGTTGCAATACTTTCAAAAGAAACATTTACACCACAAGTAACAATTTCAGGATTTGCTTCAATTAAAGCTGGGTTAACATTAAACTCTACATTAGGTGCAGTGTTTGAAGGTACAACAAGTCAATCTTCAGCAATAAATGTATCAGGTACAACTAACACATCTTCAACAGTTATTGCAGGCGGTAACTTTTTAAGAGCAGATGCGGCTGATACAACAACAGGTGCATTGACTATTGATTCAGATTCAGGTTTAATTGTTGGAGACACACAAGAGTTAACAGTAACAGTTTCATCTGGTAATGTAATAGTTGCACAAACAAGGCAAGATAAAAATTTAAGTTTTACAATTAACGATGGCGGATCAACAGTAACACCTTTGACATTTACAGGTACCACAGGTGCTATTGGTATGGTAGGAAATGTTACTATTACAGGTAATTTAAGTGTATCTGGAGAATACGAAAATACATCATCAAATATTACAACTGTAGATGATGCATTTATAAAAACAAATACAGGAAATTCAGAAGTTGATTCAGGTTTGATAGTAGAAACATCAGACACAGATGATGCAAGATTCTTTTACGATGTATCAGAAAATCACTTCACAGCAGGACAAGGTGGGACATATTCTCAAGTAATTAGATTAGCAGACGCAACAGACGACGGTGGCGCAAATCACAGCACAGTATTGAAATCAACTTCAGCTGGTGGGCTAACAATGGATTCAGTAACAATGGTTGCAGTTGGATCTGATATTACATCATCAACATCAACGTCCAGTAAAGTTGTTCCAACAACGGGGCAAGTTGCTAAGTCAATACAAATATGGGGTGGATCAACAATTACTGATGACAGTTCAAACAGTATTGCTGGAAACAGATACGTAGAGACCTCAGCACCTACCTCAGGTCAAGGTAGCAACGGAGATCTTTGGTTCGTACGTGAAGGAAGTTAATCCTTTATGCCTACGGTAACTAAAACATTCACCTACTCAGGTACAACACAAAATTTAACAGTGCCAGCTGGCACAACTTCAGCGGCCATTTACCTTTGGGGTGGCGGCGGAGGCGGCGGAGGCGGCGACCAAGCTGGTTCAGGAAGAACCGGTTCAGGCAGTCAACACACCAAACACACAGCATTATCTCTAACAGCTTACGTAGGACAATTAATGTCAGTAGGTGTTGGCGGTGGTGGAGCAGGTGGATCAGCTGGAGGCAGTGCACCAGGAGGTGCAAACGGAAAAAGTTTAACAGGCTACTCAGGAGGAGTAGGTGGTACTTCAGGTCCTCGAGGATCATCAGGTGCTGGTGGAGGTGGCGGAGGAGCCACAGTCATCACAATGGACGGTACATCAATCATGATCGCAGGAGGCGGTGGTGGAGGTGCTGGTGACGGAAAAAGTGGAGTAGGTACTGCAGGAATAAATTCAAACTCAGCAACAGGAAATTCACCAGGCACACTGGGAGAAAATGGAGCCAATCACTCAGGAGACGGTGGTGCGGGTGGTGCCGGAGGCGGAGGCGCTGACGGTGGCAAAGGCGGAAATGGTGGATCGGGTGACGTTGGAGGCACAGGCGGCTTTACAGGTTCTAATCAATTGCCATCAGGAGCATCAGAAATTAATCCATCAGGATCGGTGCCAGGTGGTACAGGAGACGCTAGATATCAATCAGGCGTTGGAGTTGGCGGAGCTTCAGGTTCATCAGGCGGCAACGGTCTAGCAGTTATTATTTTTACAATAAGTCCAGAATCATTTGTAAAAATTGGAGGAACTTGGAAATCAATAACAGAAATTTACAGTAAAATTGGTGGAGCATGGAAAAAAATTACAGCAGGCTATATTAAAATAGGCGGAGCCTGGAAAGCAATTTTTAATTCAGGAATAGAATTTAATTCAACAGCGGCAGATTTTGGTGATAGTTCAGGAGGTTCAACTTCTGGATCAGCAGGATCAGGCGGTGGTGGAGGTGGCGGCGGTGGACGTGTTATATGTACATGGTTGCAGAACAAAGGTATGTTCACTGTACAAGATTTACAAATAGATACAGAATTTTCAGTGAAACATTTAGGCAGAACAACAAAAATTGGATACTGGTTCTGGGCTATACCGCTTGTTAGCTATATGCAAAATTCAGCAGAAACAAAATCATGGTTTGGTAACCTAGTAATAAATGTTATTAAAGTATTAGCTCAAGCAAGAGCAAATGAACTAGCTTATCAAATGGGCAAACGATCCAAGGGAGATATTTTAGGGAAATTTACAAGATGGATAGGAGAATCCTTCTGTTTTGGCATAGGTCTAATGGTTAGACCTTTTGTGGAGCATAAATTTGGCGAATGGCTAGAAATATATGATCCGGAGATTAGATAATTACAATAAGGAGTAAACATGGCAACAAAACAAGAAGTAGCAGATTATATTAACGCTAACTATCAGACTGTTTTAACAGCAGAGGAAATAGGCAAAATAGACGCGGCTTTAAATCCTGAATTAGCAACAATATTGATCAAACTTTTAGGTGACGTTAGTTTTTTAACATTTATTAGAGATAACGGATCAAACTAGGAAATTAAATGGCGTACACAATAAACAATACATTAGGGGCAACTCTAGTTACACTAGCAGATGGTACAATTGATACCACGACTACTGATCTTACACTTATAGGAAAAGGTTATGCTGGATTTGGTGAACGTCTTAATGAAAATTTTATTAAAGTTTTAGAAAATTTTTCAAATACTTCTGAACCTTCAAATAAAATTAAAGGTCAATTATGGTATGATGCATTAAACAACCAACTTAATGTTTACACAGGATCAAAGTTTAAACCAGTAGGTTCAACTACAAATTCTGCAACACAACCAACTAATGGTGTAACTGGTGATATGTGGTTTGATACAACCAATGCACAACTTTACATTTACAACGGTACAACATGGACACTTATAGGACCAACAACAGTGACTGGTTCTGGTGTTACTCAGGTTGTTTCTGAAGCTATTGAAGATGGAGTTGGAGTACAAAAAAGTATTTTACGTTTTGTAACCAATGACGTAAATGTTATGATTGCATCAGCAGAAACTTTTACGCCAGGCACTGCAATATCAGGATTTTCTACAATTACAAAAGGACTTAACATTTCAACTGCAATAGCAGATGCTAAATTTACAGGCACATCTACAGATTCTGACAAGCTAGGTGGAATTGCAGTAGCAAACTTTTTAAGATCAAACGCCAATGACACTACATCAGGTACATTAGGTGTTTTAAATGATGACGGAATAACAATAGGTGCAGGATCAGATGTTACAATGTCATTATCTTCAGACAACTTTACTCTTGCAAACACAACACAAGACAAAGATATTAAAATTCAAATAAATGATGGTGGTTCAACAAAAACTCCAATTGAAATTACTGGAGCAACTGGTAACATTACACTTACAGGCGATACTAGCATTGTAGGAAATCTGGAAGTTACAGGTTCAACCACAATAGTAAACACAACTACACTATCAATCGAAGACAACATTATAGAATTAAACAGAAATGTATCTGGAAATTCTGGTATGCCAGCTTACACAGGATTAAAAGTAAACAGAGGTGAGTCATCAACAGCCATAGAACAAGATTTATACTGGGTATGGGACGAAACTTTTGCTGACGATACCACAACAACATACGGAAATGCAGGCGGGGCCTGGACAGCGTTCAAATCAGGTGGTGGTGACGAAATGTCAGCTCCTACTTTAGTAGATTTACGAGCCAACATAGTACACGCAGTATCAACAGGGGCTCAATATGCTGACTTGGCAGAGCGTTATGCCGCAGATGTTCCTATGGAGGTTGGTGATGTAGTTGAACTAGGTGGTACAAAAGAAGTTACAAAATGTGTTACAGTAAAATCAACAAAAGTTTTTGGTGTTATATCTGAATTTCCAGCATTTTTAATGAATAAAGATGCAGGCAATAACGATTCACATCCAATGATTGCATTAAAAGGACGAGTAAGAGTCAAAGTTATAGGCACGGGTGAAAAAGGTGATAGAATTGTGTCTGCAGGCAACGGTGAAGCCATGGTTGCGCCATTAGAAGACTGCACTGCGTTTAATGTAGTAGGCCGATTAATACTTGATAAATACAACACAGAAACAGAATTACACGAATGCGTAATAGGAGTTAAATAACAATATGGGATATGTAGCAGGCGAAACAATTTTAGACGACGAATATGTAAATTTCCTTAATGGAACTGATCCAGCGGGTATAAATCACATAATGGGTACAGGCACAGGAAACCAAGGTCTAGGACAAACAGGAATTGGAGCCGTAGTGGCAGGAGATACTATTACAGCGGCACAATGGAACGCTTTATTCACAGCAATGACTAACATTGCGAACCACGTTAATAGATCAGTCACATCAAATGTTGCGAGAGCGGCTGGACAAGATGTTGCAGTAGTATCTGCAATAGTAACAGATTTGGCTAACATAGCATCAGACGTAGCAGGTGGATCAGTAAATGCTACAGATGGCTTAACAGCAGGCAGTGAAGACCTATCATTAGTTGCTAACAAAGTTTACGATAAAGCACACGTCACAGAAGCATCATTTACTTTTGCTGGCGGTGACGAAACAAGATTCTTTTTTAATGCAGGCGGAAAATTAAGAGTACTTTTTACAAACACAGCAACAGGGTCAACAGGCAGAGACACAGCATTGAGCGCCGTAATTTCAGCCCTAGGAAATTTTGATATGGGAGCAACAGTGTCAACTAGATCAGGTTCAGGTGAAACTATTGTAACAAATGGTTTAGCAAAGGGTTACTTTGATTTGACAACTTCATACCAAACACTAATTAAATTGGCAGACGCGGCAGGCATATACACTAGTAATACAGTTTTTGCATCAGTAGAAGCAAAATGTGGCGCAGGTGCACACGCAGACGGCAGAGGTAACACCGGTAACGTTATTACATTGAAATGTACAGCATCAGTAGATGACGGATCATCTTACACGGATTATCACGCACAAAACTTAGATTCAAGACCAGCTGAAGACGAATCAGTAGGACCAACCGACTGGTCATTCAGAACAGTAGACCCAAACACTAGTGACGGATTAAACCCAGTTTACACTTCGATATCAGTAGCTTCAGTATCTAATACTACCACAGACAACGACGATTAAGAAATAATTTACCAGTTGTATTTTACAATAATTAACTGTATAATACAGTTATGGATATTGGCAAACTTAAAAAGTATTCGGATCTAGCACATGATCTCGCACAAACAAAACGTAACGCTCTAGAAAAATGTAGAGCGAGGCAAATAATTGCCTACAATGGACGTTTGTTTAATGCGGACGCAAACACAATCAATATAGTTTCTACATTCAAAGCTCATGCAAAAAAATTTGTTATGCTTGATGTAAACGATAATCCTTGTGAAATAACAGATCCAGATGCATTTTTAACACAACTTATACAAAGGAACCAAGAGACACTTAATACCTACAACCAATTATTCATAGCTTTAAAAAATAAAGGCTAAAATGATTATTGAAAAAATTAAGGCTCAGGTTGAAATACCTTTTATAAATTTTCAATTAGATAATTTTTCTGATTATCGTAAAGATATTATTTCTAGCATCAAAAAAGAAGCGGTTGCAAATTCTTTTGAGAAACTTTCACAAGGAAAAAGAACTCCATGGCACATTATAAAATATAATTCAATTAAATGGTTAGCAGATCAAGTGACAAACGCAATTGGCAAATTTGATAAACGGCAAGAAGGAGCACTTGTGTGTAAGGAAATATGGGGTATAGTCTATCAAGGCAAAGATAATCATAAGAGTCATAATCATTATCCTGCAACTTGGAGTGCTGTTGCTTACATAGATTGTCCAGAAGGCAGTGGAAATACTGTGTGGCCTAACTTAAAAAAAACTATAAAACCACAAGATGGATCAGTTTGTGTCTTTCCAGGTTGGCTAAATCATCATGTAGAACCATCTATAGATGATGTTGAAAGAATAATAGTGTCATGCAACGTATATTCAAAGAGGCAAATAAATGAGTAAAGGTGTATTATTATATTGTTTTGATACAAACCATACACAGTATCATAAACTTGCATTGCGTTGTATTGATTTTATTAATAAAAATTTAAAACTTCCTGTGACAGTGGTAACTGATCATACAACACATAGACATTTCCCACAGTTTGCAGGCGTATGCTATCATGTTATAAAAAACAAAACTAACAATAATAGATTGTACAGAGGTAAAACAGTGCCGTGGCACAACGAAGAAAGATCAAATGCCTATGATCATTCACCATACGATACCACATTGTTAATTGACTGTGACTTTTTTCCTTACACAGATAACTTGGCACAATACATGGATACTGATTATGATTTTTTATGTCATAATACTGTGCATGATGCTACTGGGGTATTTCAAATATTGTCCAAAAATGAATCTGTTCTGCCAATTGTATGGGCAACAGTTTGTATTTTTAAAAAAAATGAAAATGTAAAAGCACTGTTTGACACTTTTAAAATGGTGCAACAAAATTACGAGCATTACAGACAGATGTATAGAATTACACACAAAAATTTCCGTAATGATTACGCTTTGGCAATAGCTTTGCACCAATGCAATGGCCACACTAAAAATTTTAATTACTTTCCAACTCCTATGATAATGCTTCCACTAGATGTAGATGTTTTAGAAATGGACGATACAACTGTAACTTACAGATACAGACGTTGTGTAGGAGTAATAGAGAATCAAGATGTACACATTTTAGACAAGGAGTTTTGCAATGAGTAAAGGATTTGTTTGGTTTGCATTAAACAATGCAAAAACTGATTATGTTAAATTAAGCGAACGTTTAGGTGGAGCAATTAAAAAGTATAATAAAAATAATCAAACTTGTATTATCACAGACAATCATATGCTTCAGATTCCTAATGCTGTAAAAAATATTGATAGAGTAATTTTAATTAATGAAAATACAAATCCTCATGAAGAATGGAATTTAAGCAATGAATGGCAGGTTTTTAATTTAACTCCTTTTACCCATACTATTAAATTAGAAGCTGATATGTTATTGGATTGCAATATTGATTATTGGTGGAATTATTTGCATCAGCATGATATGATATTCAGTTGGAATTGCAGAAACTTTCAAGATGAAATTATTACTAGCACTCCTTATAGAGATCTTTTTAAACAAAATAATTTACCAAACATTTACAGCAGTCTGACTTACTTTCGTAGATCAGTGTTTGCTGATAAATTTTATCAGTTGTGCAGAGACATCACAAAAAATTGGAAACAAGTACAAGAAACTTGCCTTGTAAAATGTTATGACAAGCAACCAACAACGGATGTTGTTTACGCACTAGCTTTAAAAATAATGGATCCAATGAATGATAAAAAAATTGATTTTGATTTTTTTAAGTTTGTACACAATAAAAAAGCTGTAAATAAAATATCAAGAAGTGTTGACACAGACGATTATTTGTATCCAATGATTACAGATAACAAATTATATGTAGGTGGATACAAAATGAATAGACTGTGGCACTATCATAATAAAAATATACCGGAGGATTTAGATGCCAGGATTTTATGAGGCTTTTAATAATTGGAAACACGTAGATAAAAAACATTTTGTTACAATAGCTGACAAAAAAATTGAAGTGTCTTTACAAAAAAAACTTGAGATAGACAGGCACGGAGTTGAAAAGTACGAGTTAGTTGACGGTGTTGTAAAACTTAAATTGATAGCAACAGTCAATATTCCACAAACTGAATTAGTAAAGGCTGAAAAAGGATACAAGTTTTATGGAAAAAATCCTTTTTGGGTTGAATCAATTGGAGATAACGGACACATATGGAAAACAAAACAAAAGTCTTAGATTTAGATTTTGTATTCATTAGTTACAAAGAACCTAACTGTGAAGAAAATTATGCTGATCTACTTAATAAAGTACCATGGGCAAAACGTGTCCATGGTGTAAAAGGATTTGATACAGCACACAAGGCCGCGGCCGATGTTGCTGAAACTGATTTTTTTATTTCAATTGATGGCGACAATATTATTGATGAATCTTTTTTATTAGAAACAATGGATTGGTTTAAAACGGATCCAAAATTTGTACATCGTTGGCGAGCAAGGAACAGTGTCAATGGTTTAGTTTATGGCAATGGAGGTTTGGTAGGTTGGCACAAAGAAACTGTGCGACATATGAAAACTCACGAGAATGCAATTATCACAGACCACGTAGCAAAAAAAGACTTTTGTTGGACTGTTCCTCACGCAAATTTGCACAACTGTTATTCAACAACAGTTATAAACACAACGCCAATGCAGGCATTTATGGCTGGTTACAGAGAAGGAGTAAAATTAAGCATGGATCGTGGAGCTAGAGTTGACCCAAGAGAATTTACAAAAAAAATTGTAAAGAGCAACTTGGTTAAATTAATGAGCTGGATGACTGTTGGAGCAGATGTTGACAACGGACTATACGCTATGTTGGGAGCAAGGGTAGGCTGTTATGAATTAGCGGTGGCGGACAAAGCCAGTGAATTAGGACTAGATCAATTAGAGGAACTTTACAATGGCAGGTGTACAATTCCTATTTTAGATAATTTAAAACAATACAAAGGATCTCTGAATAATAGATTGGGTCTCAACATTGTTGATTTAGATGAGTCCAGCAGTAAATTTTTTAAATTTATACAACCAAGTCATAGCAATCGTAAAATACAGACAGGTGAACATGAGTAAAAGTGTATACCAAAAAGCGGCAGACGATGCCAAAACAAAACTTGATACTGTGTCGCCAACATTTTGTTTGGCCAAGTGGAATCAAGTAAGTCTGCATCTGCCAACAGGAATGACAAATTCTTGTTATCACCCACCATTGCACAACATTGATGCCAAAGAATTAGAAAAGAATCCAGCCGCACTGCACAACACCAAACAAAAGTTAGCTGAAAGAGAACAAATGCTCAAAGGCAAAAGACCAGCTGGTTGCAGTTATTGTTGGAACATTGAAGACACCGGCGGCACGTCAGACAGAATTTATCGTTCAGGAGAACCCTGGGCGATCCAAGATTTTGAGTCAATTGTTGGAAAACCTATAGACTCAGAATGGACACCGAGATACGTGGAAGTAAACTTTAATAATGCTTGTAATTTCAAGTGCAGTTATTGTTCACCACAGTTCTCAACAACGTGGGGCAAGGAGATTGACAGGTATGGCCAATATCCCACATCTCCTCCCCACAATGCTCCAGAACACTTTCAGGGCAGAAGACGTCCAATACCTCACAGAGAAGACAATCCCTATGTAAATGCTTTTTGGAAATGGTGGCCTAAACTGTATCAAAATTTAAAACATTTTCGTATGACCGGTGGCGAACCATTAATGGACAAAAACACATACAAAGTATTGGAATACATAATAGATCATCCAAAAAAAGATCTGCATTTGAACGTAACTAGTAATATGTGTCCCCCAGATAAAAAATTAAAAAACAAATATTTTGACATGATAAAGCGTATATGTTTAGACGAACACGTAGAACATATGATGCAGTTTGTCAGTGTAGATGCACATGGTCCACAAGCAGAATACATAAGGCACGGACTTGATTGGAATTATTTTACAGATACAGTGGAAGAATTTTTGTACAGAATACCTGTCCGTAACAGTGTGACTTTTATTATAACCTACAATAATCTAAGTGTTACAACACTGGATAAACTGTTAAATTACATACGTGAATTAAGACAAAAATATTCTACAACATATCAAAGAGTATGGTTTGATATACCGTTGTTGCGTCAACCAGCTTGGCAACAAATAACATTACTGCCGGAAAGCTATCAAAAAATTCACGAAGACAATATATTAATGATGCAAAAACCTGCAGAGGGCTACGGAGCATATAAAGACTTTGAAATTCAAAAAATGCTTCGCAATTTAGCATACTGGCGAAAAAATTTTAATGCTGACGCAAAGCAAAAAAATAACTTTTACGCATTTTTTAACGAACACGATCGTAGACGCGGTACTAGTTTTGAAAAAACGTTTCCTGAAATGCAGGAATTTTGGCAGGAGTGTAAAAACGCATGAAAGATATAGACTTTAAGAAGCAAGTGTTAGATAGTATTTCTCCAAGTTTTTGTGGAGCAAAATGGTACAATGCCACTATATGGTTAGGATCAGGAATGACAACAAGCTGTCATCACCCACCTGCACATAAAGTTGATATTGAAAAGGTAAAACTTAATCCAAAACTGCTACACAATACACCACAGAAAAAGCAAGACAGAGCTAAAATGATCGCTGGTGAAAGACCAAAAGGTTGTGAATACTGTTGGAAGATAGAGGACATGGGCAGAGATGCTATTAGTGACAGAGTTTACAAAAGTAAAATATATAAAAATGAAGATCTAACAACAGCTAGCCGTACACCAATTACGGAAGATGTTAACTTGAAAACATTAGAAATTGCTTTTGATAGAACTTGTAACTTTGCTTGTTCATACTGCAATCCAGCATTTAGTTCAACTTGGGTACGAGATATAAAACAAAAAGGTGCATATAAAAATTTAGTATCAGATGGCAGGAATCATTTTACACACAACCATGACGGCGCACAACTTTACAAAGATACAGAAGAAAATCCATATGTTGAAGCATTTTTTAAATGGTGGGAATCAGATTTACATAAAACATTAGAAGAATTAAGAATTACAGGTGGTGAACCAATGATGAGTCCTAGTTTATGGAGATTGTTAGATTGGTTTGAAACACAAAAACACAGAGTAAATCCTAAAATGAGATTAGCCATAAATTCTAATCTCGTGCCTAAAAGAGAACTGTTTTGTAAATTTTTAGAGAAAGTAAAAAATGTACCTAATTTACACATTTATACTTCTAATGAATCAACGTATGAACAATCAAATTACATAAGAGATGGCATGGATTATGTTTCTTGGTATACCCATTTGGTGAACTTACCGGATATTAGACCTGCAGGCATTCATAATATGTGTACTGTCAATGCGTTGTGTTTAGAAAGTTTACCTGAATTTTTAGATGAAATAGTAAAAAATAAAAAAGACTTTAAAAGAATATACAATGTAGATTTAAATTTTACTTTAAATATACTAAGGTTTCCTAGTTTTCAATCACCTTTAATTTTGCCTGACAATTTGAGAACAAGATTTAAGAAAAATTTACAAAGTTGGTTAGATAAAAATATAGAAGATCTAGAACCAATGGAAGTTGCACACACGTCAAGATTGATAGATTATTTAGATATAGTAAAAACACCTCATAGCGAGGCATTTAATTTACCAAAACTAAGGCAAGATTTTAAAAATTTCTATAAACAATACGACGAAAGAAGAAACAAAAATTTTATTAAAACTTTCCCAATAATAGGAGAATGGTATAATGGCTTATAATTACGGCGCTAAAGAACCTGAAAAACTAAAAATTGAAGATATGACAGCTCGACAAAAAGAGTTGCTTATTGATAGTGATAGTTTTTGTATGTTGCCATGGATGCATCTTCATGCTTTCCCTGATGGTAGAGCTTATCCTTGTTGTTTTGGTTTAGACAAATATCCTGTTGGAGACATGAATAAGCAGTCAATGAAAGAAGTATTCAACGACGAACCTTTAAAATTAATGCGTAGGAATATGTTGGCTAATAAAAAAAGCAAACAATGTGCTAAATGCTATGATCAAGAAAAGGCTGGATTCTTTAGTTTACGAATGAGTTCAAATAAACACTTTGGGCATGACATAGGCTTAATTGAAAATACATTGCCGGACGGAACTGCAGATTTTATGATCAAATATTGGGATATAAGATTTTCTAATCTCTGTAATATGGCTTGTAGAAGTTGCGGAACTTGGTTTAGTTCTAACTGGTACGAAGATCATAAAAAAATACACGGTAGTGACCCGGGACATCCAAAGATAATGAGAGTGGGTCGAAACGGTAATGATGTTTGGAATCAATTGTTAGAACAATTTGATCATGTTGAACAATTTTACTTTGCCGGAGGCGAGCCTTTAATAATGGAAGAACATTATAGGATTCTAAAAGAATTGGATAAAAGAAAAATGTATCATGTAAGATTAATTTACAACACTAATTTCAGTAAATTAAAATTTAAAGATATGGATGTTTTAGAGCTTTGGAACAAATTTGATTCAGTATCTATAGGCGCAAGTTTAGACGCTGAAGGACCAAGAGCAGAATTGATGCGTAAGGGTACCAAATGGGAACAAACATTAGCAAATAGAAAACGTATGCTGGAAGTCTGTCCACAAGTTGATTTTTATCTATCAAGCACAGTAGGACTTATCAATGCTTTACATATTCCTGACTTTCACAAAAATTGGACGGAACAAGGGTTAATCAAAGCACAAGATTTTAATTTCAATTTATTACAATGGCCAAGTTGGCAAAGAATGGATATGTTACCTATTGAATATAAAAAAAGAATTGAAGAAAAATACTTGAAACACATTGATTGGCTAAAAGGCCAAGACCATTTGACCAGAGCAACAAAAGGTTTTGAAAGCGGAATAAAATGGATGTATGATAAAGATACTTCTAGACATCTTCCAGAATTTTTTGAATTAACAAGAAAATATGATGCAGTAAGAGAAGAAACAACCACAGAAGTATTTCCTGAACTAAAAGAGTTATTTGACAAATATGAAAAGAAATAAGCCAAGTGAAGGCAACAAAACATTTTGTATGGCACCATGGACGCATACGTATTTGAGTCCACAAACAGAAAGACGTATGTGTTGTGCGTCAAGAGAACCTGCACAAAGTTTTAAGCAATACATAGATACAGGAAACGATGCTAAAGAATACAAACCTAAAAGTTTAAAAGAACATTGGAACAGTGATCATATGCGTTCAGTAAGACAACAAATGATGTCTGGAGAAAAACTTAAAGAGTGTGTAGTGTGTGATGACAAACTGTTAAACACCGATGTTTATAGGTCATATTGGAATCAGCTATTCAAAGACAAAGTAGACGAGGCGTTTGCATCAACAGATGACACAGGTTATACTACAATGAAAACAATTAGTTTTGATTATAGATTTAATAATCTTTGTAATTTTAAGTGTAGAATGTGCGGAGATATGTTAAGCTCTAGTTGGGAAGCCGAGTCAAGAAAACATCAAAACTGGAATAAAGACTCACAGCCTTGGATGGCATCACCTTTAAGAGAACAAATAAAAACGTTTCAAGACAAACAAGTTGTGCAGGAGTTTGTAGATGCTGTTGAAACAAAAGAAATAAGAGAGATATACTGGTGCGGTGGAGAACCTTTGATGTGGGATATGCATTGGAAAAGTATGGAAAGAATAATTGAGTTAGGATTTGCAGACCAAGTATACGTAAGATATAATTCTAATTTAAGTAGAACAAGTTTTAGAAAATCAAATTTGTTTGATCTTTTAGGATATTTTCAGGATTGGCAAGTGTGTGCATCAATTGATGGCACAGGAGAGGTTGGAGAGTATATAAGAGATGGATTAAACTATGAACAGTGGTTACGTAATTTTAAAGAAGGTTTATCTGTTTCAACCAATCCAAGACAAATGCGTTTAGATTTTACAATAACATTACTAGGGTTATTAGAATTAAAAAATATGTTTGATTTAAGCCAAGAATTAAACACTGAAATATTAACGAAAGTTATGTTTACATTTAGTAATGAAGAAATATTAAGTCCATTAAGTTTGCCTACAAAATTATTACATGAAATAATAGACGAAGCGTTAGCTTACATGGAGCCTAAAGCTACCTACAAACAACAAGCATTAATAGATGTTTTAAAAAATTTAAAAACAAGAGAAACTTTTACTGCTACAAAAAAAGGAAAAGTAAGACAGCTATGGTTAGACAAAATTCGTAAACAAGATATTACAAAACTATTAGCAAAGGATAAGAGGATATTAGAATGGTGGACAAGTATATAAAATCAAATGTTTGTCCTTTACCATGGACACATTTAGAAGTTGATGTAAACGGTGGAGCGTCTCCGTGCTGTTTGTATAAAGGGTCCATACCCAATGTAAAAGTTTATGAAACAGGTTTAAAAAAAATACAACAAACTGATTTTATGAAAAACTTAAGGCAAGAGTTTAAAGAAGGAAAACGTCCTGATGGTTGTACAAACTGCTGGAGTGAGGAAGACGCAGGCAAGACATCAAAACGTATGAATTCATTATACAAAATTAAAAACAGTTTAAAAGATTGGACCCCCGATAGCGAGCCTTCACTAAAGTTTATTGACTTTAAGCTAGGCAATGTGTGTAATCTTAAATGTAGAATATGTGGATCATGGAGTTCAAGCAAATGGGCACAGGAGGAATTAGATTATGGTGAAAATCCCGTGGCAAGAAAAAATTTAAAAGAAGGCGGTTGGCCAAAACGCAATCCACAGTTTTTTGAAGATCTTAAGGAAGACTTGAAACACGTAGAATATTTTGAGTTTACTGGCGGAGAGCCGTTTATGATAAAAGATCACTTTAAAATATTGATGCACTGTGTAGAAAAAGGATATGCAAAAAATATTGATATACACTACAATACAAACGGAACACAATTACCAGGAATAGAAATATTTGACCTTTGGAGTTATTTCAAAAGGGTTGAAGTAGCATTCTCAATTGACGACGTTGGTGAGCAATTTGAATATCAAAGGCACCCAGCTAATTGGAGACAGGTAGGAGCAAATTTAGTCAAATGGAAAGAACGCAGAACACCTAACATGGATTTTCAAATTTGTACTACTGTTAGTATGTTTAACATCTTTAGTTTGGCAAAAATTGCATTTTGGGTAGCACAATATCAACCTAAATTTTTTTATGTAAACACACTGTTTGATCCAGACTATTTCAATATTCAAACACTACCAAAAAATATAAAAAATATAGTTAACACTAGATACTCTATGTTAAGTGATTTTAAACCTACATTAAGGTTTATGAATGCTGTTGATAGAGATACGGCAGAAATTAGAAAGCAAAGAATGAATAGAATTGTAACTGCTGATGCATATAGGCATGAAAATTTTGGAGAAGTGTTTCCTCTTTTAAATAAAGTATTAGGAATTTATGAATAAAAATATTATATCAGGCGGTTGCAGTTTTACGTATGGTCATGAATTAAGTGATTGTAATCATACAGGATTGCCACCTTCCAACAGAACATGGGCTAAAGGTTTGAGTGATTTGGTGCAAGGCAATTATTTTAGTGTAGCACAAGGCGGAATAGGAAATTCAGGAATTGCAAGAAAAGTTTTTGAATATATTTCACAAAATCCTACAGATATGGTTTTAGTAATGTGGAGTTTTCTTTCAAGATATGATGTTGCTATGCCAAGAAACAAATATTTAGAAGATACTCGTTGGGCTACAATAAGTCCTTGGGACACACAAGAAAAACAAGCAGAAGTGTACAGAACTTTATTAAGTTCAGAACCTCAACAAACGGCTTACAAATGGAGACGTGAACAACTAGGTACCACAGGCGTAAAAGAATATGCAGATGCTTTGTACAAATACCAAGCTAACGAATATAATGAAGTACACAACAGTTGGAAAAGTATAATTTGGTTACAAAATATATTAGAAAAGAAAAAAATACCATTTTTGTTTACACTTGCAGATAATACATTGTTTTACGATCACGATAAACCTCACAGTAATATAGACACTTTTATGACATACTTACACAATGAAATAGATTTTACCAAGTGGTTCACATTTGGCGAAAGAAAGATGGGCTTCAACCAATGGTCAGCAGTAAATGATTATCCAAGAGGCACAACACATCCACTAGACGAAGCACACAAAGATGCTGTACAATTAATGAAAGAAAAGTTTTTAGAAATTTATAACCAAAAGGAGAAAAATGATTAAATGGCTTAAAGCAATGTTTGACAAAATCTTACCAGAAAAGATTAAGGCAGAAATTGCATATAGAAAAAGGCTGAAAGAATTAAAGAAAAAAGATCCTTTCATATACAAATAAAATGAGAATACTAGGTATTAATTGCATGAACCATGACGCCGCTATGGCTGTCATAGATGGACAAGACATTGTCTGGGCCGCTCATGCTGAACGATATAGCAAGGTAAAAAATGATCATTACTTGAATCAAGAGATAGTAAATGAGGCAATGTCCTTTGGACCGTTTGATAAAGTGGTGTACTATGAAAAACCTTTGCTTAAAAAGACAAGGCAGTTTTACGCAAAACAATATGGATTAGCTATTGATTCAAAGGAAATGCCTTTACAACACCTTAAAACATTTGGCATTAATAAAATTGACGAATATATTTTGCATCACGAATCTCACGCCGCAACAGGATACTATACATCACCTTATAGAGACTGTGTAATTTTAACAGTTGATGCAATAGGCGAGTGGGACACAATTAGTATATGGTTAGGACAAAATGGCAAAATGGAACTTAAAGAAAGAACTAGATATCCTCATTCTTTGGGAATATTATATTCTGCATTTACACAGAGATGTGGATTAAAACCAGCTGAAGAAGAATATATTTTAATGGGCATGGCCGCTTATGGAATGCCTATCTACAAAAACAAAATTTATAGAGATTTTATTCATAGTTCAAATCCTTTTCAATTAACAAAAAATTTACATAAAGGATTAGGAGACTGGATGCCTGATGCAGATGTAATGGATATAGCAAGATCCATACAAGAAGTCACAGAAGAAATATTGGCAACACTGTGGCACAAGGCGGCATCATATCTACCAGCAAAAAGTTTAATGGCACCACAGCGTAATCTTGTATTTGGCGGAGGAGTAGCTTTGAACTGTGCGGCCAATAGCAAGTTAGCTGAATTAGGTTTATTTGATAATATTTGGATTATGCCTAATCCAGGAGATGCAGGATCGTCAATTGGTTGTGTTGCGGCGTCGCAAAAAGAATTTTTAAATTGGGAACACCCATTTTTAGGACACGAAATCAAAGGTGAATACCCTGTAGACAGATTAATAAAAGAATTGAAAGAAAATAAAATGTGTGGAGTGGCAAGTGGCAAAGCGGAATTTGGACCAAGAGCACTTGGTAATAGATCACTGTTAGCAGATCCTCGTGGACCTGAAGTTAAAGATTTGGTAAATCAAATAAAGCGTAGACAGAAGTTTAGACCGTTTGCTCCAGCCATATTAGAAGAGGATGTAAACGACTATTTTACTCTGCCTAAGTCAGTGAAAAACACCCCTTATATGCAATTTACAGCGGCGTGTGTGCGTGGTAAAGACTTCCCTGCCATAATACATCATGATGGCACATCTAGGGTCCAAACGGTGCGTAAGACGGATAATCCAGGGTTTCATGCACTACTTACTGAGTGGAAAAAACAGACAGGTTGCCCTATACTTTTGAACACTAGTTTGAACATAAAGGGTCAACCAATTGTAAATGATGAGGCAGATGGTAAAGCCTTTGAAAACAAATATGGAGTGAAAGTGTTTTCGTGAAAATTCTCGTAACAGGTGGAAATGGCTTTATTGGATCTAAAATTGTTGAATTGTTGTGTAAGAAACACAAGATCACAGTACTAGACAACAACGAAACCTACGGATTAGTTCATCAGGAACAATTACAAAATTTATTAAAATGGCGTCAAAGAAATTGGAAAAAAATTAGTACTACTATCACGGGAGATATTAGAAAGTCTTTAGTTGGATTGAAAGCATTTAAAAGCAGACCAGATTTAGTAATCCATTTAGCATCGTACCCAAGAGCAAAAATTGTACAAAATAATCCTGTAGACGGAGTTAGTCAAATTGTAGACGGTACAGTAAATATGCTTTGGCACGCCGCTAAATTTGGAGCCAAAAAATTTGTGTATGTAAGTTCTAGTATGGTGTATGGCAATTACAAAGATGGCACACGAGAAGATGCAAAAACAAAACCTATAAACATATACGGTGAAGCAAAACTAACTTGTGAAAGGTTAACTAAACTTTGGTGTACAAATAATAAATTAGACTATTCGATTGTAAGACCAAGTGGTGTTTATGGCCCTGGCGATTTGCCAGACAGAGTAATAAGCAAGTTTTTCGAGGCGGCTATGAATAATAAAACTTTAAAAGTACATGGCAAAAACAAAGTAGATTTCACGTACAGAAAAGATGCGGCACAGGGTATAATAGATGTAGCATTAGCAAAACATACAAATACAAGTTTTAATATTACTGCCGGTAAAGCCACAAGTCTAAAAGAAGCGGCAAAATTAATTGTTAAGATATGTAAAAGTAAAAGTAAAATTGTTGATACAGGTGCAAAAGCATTATATCCTATTAGAGGTACTTTGAATACTAATAGAGCTAAAAAGTATTGTGATTATAAACCAACAATGAAATTAGAGGAAGGACTTATAAGTTACTATGAGTGGTTACAAAATCAGATTTAATGGACTTGACAGACTGTATGACTCATTTAGTTGGCGGTTAACTAGAAGAGCAAAGAAAGCCTGGGAGACAGGTATTGTTGTTGACGGAACTTTCCTACAAAAACTTGAAGCCAAAATTGCTGACAAAAGTCTTAGAAAATTTGCTGTTGGTGTTGCTAGTGCAACAGATGGTTTATATTTTGCTATGAAAGCCTTAGGATTGAACAAAGATTCAGTGATAGGATGTCCTGTATTAAGTTATGTTGCAACTGGTGGAGCAATCAAAAGACTAGGTGCCAGATTAGAATATATTGATGTTGATCAATATGGCAGTATAGGATCTTTAGATTCAAAAAAATTAGATGCAGTTGTTTATGTCAACTTGTATGGTAGTCCTGCAGAGTATCAAAGGTTAAAAGATTTTTGCAATGACAAACACATACCACTAATAGAGGATGCCGCACAATCACAAGGAGCATGGTATCACGGAATACCTAGCGGCAAAATGGGAGACATAAGTGTTTATAGTTTTGCGCCTTCAAAAAATTTACCATGTTTTGGCACCGGAGGAATGATACTCACAGACAACGCTGATGTCTATGACAAATTGAAGTCTTTAAGAAAGCATGGTCTAGGAACTAAAGAACACGGATACAATAGTATTTTAAGTGAAGATCATGCAAGTCAATTGACACTATTACTAGACAAATTTGATTCTTTGCAAAAAATGAGAGAACACATACAGAAACGTTATGAAAAACAATTAAAAGGTATTGAATTTTTAATTAAAAAAGAGAAAGGTGTTTTTCCTAGCTATCATAAGTGTGTCATTATGTGCAATGAAAGAAACAAATTAAAAAGTTATCTAGACAATTATGGCATAGAAACAGCAATTCATTATTCTTATCTGCTGGACAAAACAATGACTCATCACTATCCTATGGCAGAACTTATACAAGCACAGTGTTTAAGTTTGCCTATATATCCGTATTTGAAAGAGTCAGAAGTTGATTATATTTGTAACAGGATAAAAAAGTTTTATGGCATTTGATTGTTTTTGTATAGATCTAAAAAATAAAACCAATGAGAAAAATATCACTGTCATACAGGAAAAATTTCCACAGGCTAAAATACTACCTTTTACAAAAAACTATAAAAACACAATTGACTATGCTGTTGAAACAGCAAAAACAGAATACGTTTGGATATTAACAAGTCTTATTGATTATACAGAGTTTGATTTTGATTTCATTCCTGAACAGTTTGAAAAGGACCAGATACATACGTGGTCAACTTACAATCAAAAAGAAGGTGATACGTTTTTAGTCCCTAAAGTATACCTCACGCAAAAAGTTAAATTTTTAAGAGATTATAAAGATGTAAATTATCACGTAACAGGATACCTAAAATACGATGATGAAATTGAAGAGCATCAGTATGATCTATCAAATGCTGTTGAGTCTTTACCCAATTTAAAAAATCCACCGCATAGATACATTTGTTATAAAACAAACACCGGCTACCGTTGGCCTTTTTTCCCAAGTTATTGGGATGATTTAAAAATTGTACAAGACGCCGACGTATTTTATATTCCAATACACGCAATTGAACAAATTAAAAATGACATTTATGATTATCCATTAATATACACTAGACATCAAAACAAGAATGTAGATTGTTTTGATATTGCTTTTATTTCTAATGGAGAGCCCTTTGAACAACAAAATTATGATCTTTTAAAAAAACACATTGAAATATACAAATTAAAAAATAGATTAATATGGATCAGAAACGTTAAAGGGAGATCACAAGCATACAAAACTGCGGCTAATAAAGTTGATACAGAATATTTTTATGCTGTGTTTGCCAAAAGCAGAGTAGATAAAAATTTTATGTTTGATTACACAGTCGATAGATGTAAATCTAAAAGGCATTATATTTTTCATTCATACTTGCCTGAATTAGAAATAGACTATGGAACCTTTAACATTTCAGCATTCAATAAAACACTATGTTTAAATACCGGAGATGATGTTTTAGATTTTACTTTAGCACAACAACACGAAGTTGTCACCACTGTGGCCTCAGTTGCACTGCTGGCACCGGACAATTATACTGCATGGAAAAATGGTTTTAGAGAAGTTTCAAAACTAGTTTACTGGAATAAACACACTCCAACTGTAGAAACAAGTTATAGAATAAAGAAATGGTTAAATTGCAATAACGAATGGTTAAAAAAAGGTGCAAGTGATGGGGAGCAGTTTACTAAAGAATCAAACTTTAATTTAGATAAAATACAAAAAACTTATTATTGGGATTTTTGTAGAAAGACTTTTAATTCAAAGTATCCAGCTGAAACTTCTTATTAATTTTCAAATTTTTGTGATAAAACGGTTGTTTTAAAAACCAATCTATGTATGCTGGTATGCCAGTTTCGATGTCAGTGGTTGGAGCCCAATTAAACATAGATTTTGCTTTGTCACTATTCAACGTATCTCTGTTTGGATAAAAACTATCGTGTGGTAGTGTTAGAATTTTTCCATAGCCTAATTTGTTTTTTATTAGTTCAGCGGCTTCAATTATTTTTCTGCCATTACCTCTTGTGCAATTAAAAGTTTCGTTGTAAATCTCGCTTGTGGTTGCCACACTAAAATACTTCGCAACATCAAACACATCAGAAAAATCTAGTTTGTTGTCTGGTCCTTGCACAGTCATTGTACCATTTGTTAAACAATTCTTAGTCAATTGACTTATTACTCTCACTATGGCATCTGTTGTGCCATATAATGCTGATGGACGCATTATTACATAGTTCAATCCTTTTTCTCTGTGCCAAATTTTACACATTAGTTCACCCTGTCTTTTAAAAGATCCATACAAAGTATTAGGTTTTGGCATTACATCTTCATTAGGTATATTGTCTTTGAAGTCACCATATACCATACTGCTACTTGCAAACACTATTTTTTCTATTTTGTGTTCAACGCAAAGGTCTAACACATATGCAGTGGCAGTAATCATATTGGCAGTGGCATCTGCTATATTTCTAGCTACCATTTTTGCGTTTGGATATGTTGCTACATGAATTACCCGATCAGGTTTAAAATCTTCAAATACTTCTCTCATAAATTGTAAATTTTCTATTTGACCAATGTATTCTTTATGCGGTGATGCAATAGCTTTTCTTTGAATAAGAATTGGATTGTATTCCCAATCTGGAAAAGTATAATATTGATGATAGCAATCAACAACACCAATTGTGTGATTTTGTTTTTTAAGAAGTTGTGCTGTATGACTGCCTATAAACCCGTAGCCACCTAATATTAAAATTTTCATATTTTATTATACATTATTTGAAATGTTTCTGCAAATTTAGGTTCACTGTCATTGCTATCAAAAAAATTGCCTCTGTATTGATTGTAATTAAAAATATTTTCTATGCTGTCGTTGTTGAAATAACTTGGATAGCATTCTAATGCTCGTCTCTTTTTTGACACTTCATTGGTAATATCTATGTAGAGGTTACAATTTAAGTTTTTGTAGTGTAGGTTATAAGGTGGTACATCCATGCACCAAAATTGTTCAAAGTTTTTTCTAGCAATACTTCTAGCAACTTCATAGCACACTCTATGATCTTGATGATAATCTTCTTTCCAGTGTGAGATTAAAATTTGATTATCTGCTATATAGGATTCTACATAGGTTATCAGATTATTTGTTAATTTTAAATTAGGTCTACCATTTTCATGCAAGGGCGTATCATATATCACAGTGTTAACATCTAACACTTGCTTACTTTTTTGTAACTCATTTTCAACTATTTCTTTGTTCCTATTTTGATTTTGCTCGTTGCTAGGTTTGACTAGTATAAGATTTGTTACTGAACCACCAGCTTTGTTTATTTTAGCAATTAAGCCTCCGCAACCTATTTCTAAGTCATCTGGGTGTGCTGTGATTATTAGGAACTTTTTGTTGAACATTACTTAAAAGTTTTTGCTAAAACTAGTTGTGTTTTATTGTTCATGTCCAGTTTTAATTTAGCAATATTAAATTTTAGATCAACCATACGTATATTTTTATAGTTTTTCTTGATATAGCTTTGTAGCATTTTAGCTACCTTGACTTCACTGGTATTTTTTTTAAGTTTGTTGATATCAAATATAATTGATATTCCGCTTTTTTGTTGAATAGTAACAGCTAACACATAACCAATTGGCATATTAGAAAGCTTCATGCCCTCTAATACTTCTGGCCATTGTTTAACAAAATTTCTAGATAGCTCTATCCAGGATTGTTTACTTCTTGGTTGTTTTTTTCTTGCCGGCATCTTTTTTCTCTACTGTTTTAGATTGGGCCGGTGTTGGATCTTCAACTGCTAATTCAGAAACTTTTACGCCACGTTCTTTAGCAATTAATTTGTTTAATTCAGTCAAATTAACTTCTCCAGTGGTTCCAGCTCCCATTGTTACAGTTATGTTATCAGTTGGTATTTTTTTAAGAAAATTACCTTGATGTAAAAACGCCAACATATTTGTTCCATCTGCAAATTGTCTTCTAGATAAAACAGTGCCTAGTTCAAACGAACCTTGTGCTTCATCAGATTCTAAAACTTTTTGAAACGAGTTGTGGTTAATATCATCTAAGAATTTTGGACCAAATACTAAAGCATCCTTTGGTGAATCTGGAATAGTTCTAAAAACTATTGCCACATTAGCATTGCTGTCTTTTAGTTTTCCGATGTGTTTATATTGTTTTCTGTTAGAAGCTACTGCTTCTGCATTGCCTTGTATGTCCATAGGCATCATTTGTTGTACCATAGTTTCTCCTTATTGTCCAGCTGGTGTTTGAGGCACACTTGCGCCTGTAGTACCTGCTTGTGGTGTTGTTGATGCCGGAGCAACTTTTGTAATAAATGCTTGTAATTTATTATACATTGCACCTACTGTTGCCATCTCGCCGGCTCTAAAAGCACCTCTAGTTGAAGCTACATCAATAATTGTTGCTAAATTTTTTAAATCAGCTATTGATAGATCTGTTCCTGCAGATGCTTGTTCTGTTGCACTTGCAGTTGTACCTGCAGGCGAAACTGTTTCTTTTTTAATTTCTTTTGTTTCTGTTTTTGTAACCATTTGTTTTTTCTCCTGTGTACAGTTATTATACTAAAATTAATTATCCAAAGCAACCTTTGAATTTATAAATCGTGGCGGTATTTTGGTAATTTAAAACGGCAGAGTTTGATTCATTTGCCCACTTAAAGCAAACAGTGTAAGGTCTGATGCATCTTCAAAACCAACAACAGTGGCTTTTTTCCAACTGTCTTTTTCCCAGCTAACCGAATTGACCAAACAATATCTGCCTGAACAGTTTTCATGAATCCATTTGTCCATAACTTTAATTTGGTAATCTGAAACATTTACTTTGGTAGTGGTAAAATGTAAAGGTAAAATTTCTACCTTTCTGTGGAAAAAATTTAATGGATTAATCCTCATATGGCACAGTCAATCCAAACGGTGCTTCTATGTTTCTATCGTAAGGATTATTAATTAAAAATATTGTATCGCAATAGTGTTCGTCACCCCAGCTATCAAATGGCCATCCGTCTGTGAACATTACAAATTTTTTAGGTTCTATACCTTCGTCTTTCATGTATATCCAGTTGCATTCAAACTCTGTACCACCACCATTGCCAAGTGTGTAATCTAACAGTTCTTCTGCATTGTCTGGTGTAAACACTTTAGGATTAAAAACCTTTGTATCAAAACTCCATAAGTGTATTCTGAAGTCTTTGTATTGATCCATAATGTTTTTTACTTCACTTAAAAATATTTTACATTGATGCTCTGTAATAGATCCTGAAGCGTCAAGAGCCAAACATATATCAATCATTTCGTCATTATTTTGTCCAGGTAATATAGCTGATGTGTGCCAACTTTTTCTTGATGGTCTCATCCATGTGTAATCACTTTTAATGGTACTCATTATTTGTTGTTGTAATATTTCTCTCCAATCCATCTTGGGTTCTAATAGATCTTTTACTAATCTTTGTAGAGCACCTGGCAAATTACTAGCACCTGTTGATTGTGCGGCACTTATCATTGCTTCTTTTACTTCATCTCTGATTTTTTTAAGTTCTTCTTTTGAATAAACAGGTTTGCCACCTTTACCGTTTTTCTGACCATTTTTACCTTGCTCATGAGCATCATCTTTGCCCCACTCTTGGTGATCGTCCATTAGCTCACCCATTTTTTCTAAAAACTTCTTACCGTTCTTCTTGGCAGTTTTCAGCAAGTCATCATAGATTCTTTCTGCATTCCAATCTTTGTATTTGTCGTCTTGGAAGCCTTTGTTCTCGCCTTTTTTACCTTTAGGCATTTCGCCAATGTTGCTTTCCATTAATATTTGATTGACTGCATAATCCGCCGCTATGTTCCACAGTTGAGGATCCCTGTTACCTATTCTTACAAGCATATGTTCAAACACATTGTGAAGTACCTCGTGTCCAAATAAAAATTCTGCTTCTTTTGGTGTAAGTGAATCTATAAACTTTGTATTGTAATAAAAGTGTCTGCCATCAGTACCAGCAGTAGGGCACCAGTCGTCTGCATTCACAAGTTTTAATCTAGTAGCAAGATTGCCAAAGAAAGGATGTTTAAGCAATAGTGCAATTCTTGCCGTTACCAATTTATCTATTATTCTTTGATCACCCATTAGTTATAACTCGCATATATTATAAAAACAATTATAGAAATAAAAATTATAGTCAGTGTATGATTTCCAAGATTTAGAAAACTTCTGCCAACTGTATGAGGATTTTTTGGATCTATCAAATCTTCTTTTTTCATTATTTAGACTCCATAGCAGTTATGACATACTTGCCAAACTTCTTATGGAACCTATCAAATGATTTCAACTTGCTAGGATCAAACGGAAGTCTGTAGTTTGTTAAGGCAATTTTTGCACCCATAACAACCAACTCTGTCTCAAAGTTGTCCATCATATAGTCAAAAAATCTATCTGCCTGTTCGTTCCAAGTCTTTGCTCTCTTTTCGTGTGCCTGTTGTAGCTCATAACACAATGAAACTGTCAAAGAATACATTGCTGATATTTCTTTAGTTTTAAGATCTTTGATCTTGCCACTTAATATATCAGATGGGTTAGGCAACTGGCCGCTAATTTTACGATGATTCATAAACTTAACAGCCAAGCCTTCTCCTACGCAACCTGCAACGAGGTCAGTGAGCGTACTTTCTGGCAGGTCATCTGATAGAAGTTGGGAAACAAAACTCCATGATCTTGGAGTTGCAAATGATCTACTTGATCCTCTTGGATCAAAGTCATATAGATCTTGTTTTGCAAATGTGCAGTAACCTACTACATCTGCGTGAATGTGATTGTTAGTAGCCCATGTCATCCAGTCTTCAAAGTCCACTCTTAATTCAATGTGAACAAATCTGTTTGCCAATGGAGCCGGCATTCTGTAAGTGACGCCTTTGTCGCTTTCTCTGTTACCTGCCGCTACAATTGAAACGCCTTCTGGTAAATGATACTGTCCTACTCTTCTGTTTAGGATAAGTTGGTATGCCGCCGCCTGTACTGCCGGAGCCGCTGAGTTTAATTCATCTAAGAATACTATTGCATTAGATTTAGGATCAGTTGGCAATTCTGCCGGACTTGCCCAAACCATGTTGTTGTCTTTTGAATTGTAATATGGAATACCTTTAATATCTGTAGGCTCCCATAATGGAAGTCTTATATCTATTACTTCTCTATTTTGTGTATCTGCTATCTGTTTAACAATGTCTGATTTACCAATACCTGGCGCACCCCACATCATGATAGGTCTTTGCAGTTTGATACAATGTATCAATGCTGATTTTGCCTCATTAGGCGTTACAGTTCTATTTTGAGAACCAACTGCT